TGGTCCTATATAGTATAATTATAATGAATAATAGTAATTGATTACAACTATATTTTTTGTTGATTACAACTCAAAAAACTATTGTTAATCTCGTTTATATTACAGATATTTGCGGAATATTAATAACTAAAATAAACAACATGTATTATGAACATTGTGAAATAAAAACTCCAGAAGATAATATAATCATCTGGAGATATATGAATATTGAGAAATTTCTTTCTATTCTAGAAAATAGTGAACTCTTCTTTTCTCGTTTAGATGCTCTTGAAGATAAATATGAAGGTCATCTTCCGAAGAAGAACAAAGACATAATAGTCAATCTTATTAATAAAAAAAACATTATAGATCACTATTTATTTTTAAAAAAACATTGTCATGTAAACTGCTGGCACATGAATGATGAAGAATCCGTAAGTATGTGGTCATCATATGCTCCTGGAAATAGTGGAATAGCTATTAAATCAACGATAGGAAGGTTGAAAAAAGCATTTAAAGATGCAGTAGAAGATATTATTATAGGTCCTGTATCTTATATTGATTATGATAATGATTCAATAAAAGAAGATTCCTCATTTGCCACCAGCTTCTATAAAAGAAAGAACTATAAGAGTGAACAAGAAGTACGAGCTTTTACAAGTACAATGTCAAATTGTACTTTGAATAGTAATGGGGGGTATAATTTGGAGAATGAAACAGTGGCTTCTGGAATAAGTATAAAAATTGATTTATCCTTGTTAATAGAGAAAATTTATGTCCATCCAAATGCTCCTATATGGTTTTACGAACTAATAAAATCAATTATGAAAAGATATGGATATTCATCTATTGAGGTTATGAAGTCGGATATTTAGTTTTTTTATTGTTTAAAGAATAATATGTAACAGAGGATTCTGCTATGTATTATTTGCAATTAGCATTGACTATATTTGTCGAATTTCAAACTCAGATTAGTTGATGCTTTCTTACTCATGCAATATCAATTTTACTTTCCAGTCACCAATTGAAGTTTCTGAAGAACCTGATACGGGATATTTAGTCAAAGAATTTACATTCTGAAAGAGGGCGACTACGGTCGCCTATTTTTGTACCATATCTTTTGCCCGTTAAAAATACAATGGTATAATGGAGAAGATAAAATTGTCAGAAGTTGGGTTAACCAGCGCCCCCTCATCAATTATAGGGCTAACAGCTGACCAGAACGTGGCACAGGTGACTGTAGATAGCTTGTCTAAGGTTGAATATACTTCCTTGGCTTCAGGAACGGATAAAATGAGATATACACAATTAAGATACAGTCCAAGTTCTGGGGCGGGAAGTAGGATTCTGCTATTTGTTCCTATTTCCGGATTAACCGATAAAATAGATGCTGCCGGAGTCCTAGGAAGTTTGTATGTGTTAAGAGCAGGTGTAGAATATAATCCGATGATGGCCAAGGCCGATATCGTATTATTTCGTTCTGCTTCATATCTTATAAAAGACATGAATGTGACAGGTGCATGGGGAGGCGGCAATAACCTTGTAGACTTTAAATTAGGACATTGCCGTTATAATGGAGAACTATATCTTGCAATAAAATTTAATACAGAATTCTCTATTACAACCTGTTTTCAAGGTTTTTATACCTCAGATTGCGTGTTTCGTAACGTTGTTGAAGAGGAGGTAACCGACTGGACGGAATTATAACACAGGTTTCATTTTAGATAATAGGGGCATTGCGCCCCTATTATTATTGTGTCACATCAATATATGTTGCTGCATCAACTTCATCCTGATTGGCAATAGTAAAAGAAATACCATCCGAGGAAGATTGGAAAGTATTTAGAATTTTAGCATACACGCCAACGGTATACTGTATTCGTTCCAATATAACTTTAAAAGCTCCAGTATTTTCGTCAGCCCATAACTTAAATTTGGGGACATTAGAGGAAGAAGACCCGCCTATACGATTTAAAATTATTGTAGGTTTTTTCATACTCCCAGAGGCCCTATTAATGGACATTAGATAATGAGTCATGACACCTCCACCAGATGCCGCTACGGATATTAAGAGGCTTGTGGATTTTGGATTTGTAGAAACTTCAGGTTCGAATATTACCAATGAGCTGGAAGTACTCAATCTCCCTTCCATTCTCACTTCACTGGCAGGTTTAAGACCATTTTTTTCTGTTGTAGCCACCGGAATTGTAGTTATCAATTCGTTTACCACATCTGCGCTATTCAAATTAACTTTTTCCATACCCTTGTATTTTTAACGGGCGTTTTTTCTATCAAGAAAATCAGCCCAATTTAACATTTTAGAATTATCTCTTTTTTGTTTAATTTGTTTCCCCAAATTACAGCATTGGGAGATGCTGATAAAAGACGGATTTCTCCGTGTGAACTTTGAACTAAATGCTCTCCAATGTAACTCCGTCTGTAGCAGCTCTGAAATCAGATTTATTTTTGATAATGAAAGCTGCACCGCCTGTACCTGGAGACAGGCTGGGTAGTACAGGAGAGTATATTAGATCTATATTATCACCTGGTTTATTCAGCTTGATATAAGTATATACTTTGCCTTTGAACAGGAAAAATGGATTTTCCAGGAAAAATGAAACCGTAGTAACTCCACTTCCTCCATTGATTATACAGAGTTCTGTTCCGAGGGATTTAGCTCCTGTACTAAAAAGCAAATAGACTTTGTTCTGCGCCTGACTATTCTTAATTACATAGTTATTACTTTTAGCAGTAATCTGAAAAAAAGAACCGGATTCATAAGCTACTATTCCACGCCTTATATTACCAGATAAATCACAACTTCCACCAACGATATCTCCGTTCATGAAATTAAGCATCAAATTGGGAGAAAATGCATCAGTTCCAAATTTACGATAATCAAACGTTGTATTTCCATTTGCATCAACGCCTTGCTGCGATATCATATATCCATTCTGGAAGATAGCAGAATCAATCATTCCAAACTTACCGAGAATTATCCGGCCGGCCAATAAAGTAGAGTAAGGATATGGCGTCCATAATCCACTATTAGGATTGTTCTGTATCCATGTTTTAGGATCAGTCGTTGTATTACCAGGTACACGACTGGTCCACATGTACAGGACATCCTCATCTTCACCCTCCTGATCATCATGCATTAAGTACTCACCATTCATGTAAACAAGATCAGCAGACCAAGGTTCCGGACGTGGAAATGGCGTAGGATTGGCGGCAACAATGTTCACCTGCTTGCTATCAATCTCTTTCGTCCGACCAGCATCCTCATAAGCATAGATGCTGATACGGTTGGCAGTGGCATACTGATCTGAAGGAATAGTGTAGTCGTATGAACTAACCTTTGCCTCCGGCTTGTCCTCAAATAACTTCGTTACACTACTACCTACAACACTTTCAACCCTGAACGTGAGATAGGCAGGCATGGCCACCTTATTGCTCCCTTCACCGGCCCAGAACCGGACCTGTAACGGTGCAGCCTGTACGTTATTAGCATCCAAAGATACCGTTTCCGGATTGATGCCAATCCAGAGGCGTTCAGCTTCAGCAACCAAGTAGAATGTTCCTGTCAGTATCATATCATACAATTTATGCAGTTCCGCTAACAGTGCCTGATAAGCCCATTTTAGCACGTACCATATCTTCATAAGTAATCTTCGCATTGGCTCCCGTAAATGTGGCGGAATCCTTTCCCGTCAAAACAAATGCGGCACCGGTGTTATCTTTCAGAGAGAATGTCCAGGTTTTAATGAGCGATGGAAATTCCTCACCCGTACTACGTTTGGCGGCAACAGGAGTAACCGTTGCTGTTTCACCCTTCTTTACTGCATTACCGCTAATGCCGGTAAACTTGAAAAGCATATAGTATGGATCGGAAAAGTCGGTAATCTCATCATAGCCGGAGGCTATCAATGAACCGTCCTTCTTCACATCACAACGCAATTTAAGTACGTTATTCACATCATCGGTAGAAATCACCTGCGTGCGAGATGTACCCAAGTTTGTTTCACTATCTCCAAGCATTTTTACCCATTGGAAGGTAAATCCGGTGTAATCGGTAATTTCAGCTCCATCTTTGAAAATACGGGCTGTATCAGTTAAGGACTCCCCATCCTCAAGAAGCTGTGAACCCTTGTTGTTAGTTATCAAAACATCATACTGATTCCCGGTAGACTCTTGAATTACGACTTCCTTTGACAGCGCATTGAAAGCAATCGAAGAGCCGCCAATTTCAACGGTACCGGAGACAGTGATCCGGTCATTGTCATAATTGGATATCGGCACAAGATTCTTCATCACACGTAAGGCGGGAACTTGATAGGTAGCTCCGCCAATGGTAGTACTGTAAGCGTCTATCTTTTTGAAAAAGCCAACCATACCGGCATTCGTTGACAAACCGTTGCTGCCAAAGGTCAACAATAAGTCATTATAGCGAAACTCAATCGTGTTGGGTACAAGAACGCTGCCATCAGAAATATCACGCAGGATAACAACAACGGTCGGACGATTATTCTCGGCCAACGCTTCAAAGTTCGGGATAAACACGGCTGTACCCTCGTTATAGCGTTGCACAAGCGGGGTACCCTCTACCCGGATAGTACCGTTAACAGTCGTGCCATCCATTAAAGCAATGAGGGTAAAAACTCCGTCAAGTCTCATACGTCACCCCCTTCCTGTTCAACAGGATCTTCGGCCGGAGTCGATTCTTCAGTGGTGGTATCTTCTCCTGAAGGTTCGCCCCCATTAACATTCCCACCGTCTTCCGGCTCTTCACAATTGCCTGCATTCTCTTCTTCTGAAGGATCATACAGGCCGCTTTCCTTTTGCTCCTTTATCAGAGCTTTCAACTTATCCTTCGAAAGTACTTCAGGGCTGAAATTAGAAAGCACCTTCAAAGCACTGAGCGGCAGGATTACACGACCGTCCGGTATGCGTTCGGCATACTTGTAATCGTAACCCTGACCGTCCAGTTCTTCCGGTTTTACTAACAGATAATTCATAAGCTTACTCATATTTAGATGTTATAATCAATTTACCGTCACTCGTAGTTAAGACTTTATCGTCACTCGTAGTAACCAATGCCGTTACTGCATACATTTTCACTGAAGCATATACCGATATAGGGTACAAAGGATCGAATGAATATGTAGAGGGAACAAACTCAACGGTCCTTCCACGCCCGACATTTTTTGCTGTGCTTCCGGCTTTGGCCGATTTAGCGTACCAGTCAATCACAAATAGGTTATCCTTGCTACTGTCAATCAATTGCTTGTTATACGACAATACACACTCGTAACCGACTGTAGTGTTCATACGGGAATTAAGCTTGATACCTTTCGTCTGCCGGATGTCAGCGCGTAATGTACCAGGCATCTCTACCTTGATGGAAGTCGTTGCCTGCATCTCGTCCGAAGTCGGCGAAGACGGACGGGTACCGGTATAATACGCACCACGGACACGCACAGAAATATTCCGGAAAAACCGGGCATCCAGTGTAAGGGTTTTCCCCCAGGTACCATCTGCGTTCTTGCCGGAGACAAACACCTCAAGCTCATCAGCCGTAAAGTCACGCCATGTTGTACCGTCAAGTATCTGCCACCAATAAGCGGCATTGGAATCTGCAACCGTATCTTCACCTGAGTACACTTGAGCGGTGATTGAGTATAGCCATTCTCCTTTACTATTGGGCACCACTTCGAGCGGGTTGATAGTCCATCCTTTGGGCCGGTTGATCTTCAGGGAGTAGTTGTTTGAGTCAAAGATGCTGGTGCGAAGCACAATACTACGCTCGAATTTCTCCTGAGTGTTTTTTCTCTTATCCGTAATAGAGAAGATACAATGCAGCTCTATCGGGCTGTTGTAATCCACATTCTTTTTTACGGTCAAAGAATAGGTGGGTTTACCCGTGGCTGATATGGCATAGTCATCATTGTCAACGATGCGGTTGCTGCCATCTGACTTCGGTGCGCCTTCGTACCACTCGGCACCGGTGATAGTCTGGCTTCCATTCATTAAACCTTCCGGGTCCTGAACGGAAATGTAAGGCATGAGTACACAAGGAACGAGAGAACGATCAGGCTCGTAATCGTTCGTGTCCTTATTATAGTTCTGTACAGGATTACCAGATAGAACCTGTATCTCTGCCAGGAAAGAATAAGGATCAATGTGTACCGGTACGTCTTTGGGTTGGGTTTGTATAGCCATTTTAATAAGTGTCTATTATAGTTATTTTCTTATGCCCTGTTTTTTCTGTTACCAACTCCTCAAGGCTCTTACCGCCGACTCTCTGAATAACAATTGTCATTCTACGGCACGGTATAAGTCCTAAGAACTTGTACCGATATTCAACAAGGCAAGGAAAAACTTTTTCTAATCCCATAACTTTCAAATTTTAAATCCAACATAATTTTCTACCGTCTCAATATCTTCACCTACCGGAATGAATACCCTGCAGATGAACTTCACTGTCCTAACCGAAAGCCCCCATTCGCTCCCCATATCGGAGGAAGTCAACCGGATAACATGCTTCTGTCCGTCCACATAAGCAGGAGTCCAGCTGTTATCGGCAGGGATATTTCCGGTATCCCGCAGCCACTCCACTTCGACACCGGTAGTAGCCATAAGGACATTGGTGATATCACGGTTGCCATAACTCACAACGGCAGCGATATCGGTGTTCACGCCATTCTTAAAGAACTGCCAACCGGCAGTCGATGTAAAGTCAAGATGATAGTTCTTGTCACCTTCGAGCAATACCCATCCGGCAGAGTTCCACTGAGGTTCATCAATTGTTTTGTCGATGATACAACCCCACTTACAGCCATAATGATAGACTGTATGCTGTTCCAGTGTGGTTATCACCTTCTGATTCTCCAAAAAGGTTTCATAGTCTACAAATCGGTAAGGTTCATCTCCTTGTGCTGTAGCCAGAGACCACTCACCGCGATCCACCTTTTTAGGAATAATTGTCCCATTCCAGTCAGCTTCATATATCTTTTCAAAGACACCAATCTTCGACATGACTCCGACATCCAGGGGCCCGATAGGAAGCTTCTCTATCATCTTCACGTTGGGGAAGCGGCCGAGAGTCAACGCATAGTTGTAGTCTTCGAGAATGGGCTTGAAAACATTCTGCAAGAACATGATCCTACCTTCACGGGATGAAAGCAACCAACTTTGGGCGCGTTCGTTCGGAGCTTCACCAGTATCCGGTACTATTGCATTACCTCGGCGGGTAACATTATACCCTGCAACCGGCGGGTAGTTCTTACCTCCGGGCACTTCGCTGTCGGGGTAAAGAACTACAGTCAAAGTATTATCATTGCGGTTTTTCGATACCGGTCTAAACCAGGAAGTATAATAGTCAGTACCTCCGACCAACAGCGAGTTAACGATAGAATATAATACGTCGTCTTCCTCTAATGTAGTCCAGTCCGTATCTGTTCGCTTCTCCATAGTAAGCCTGTAGGTACCATCGTCCAACAACTCAACCTTTTCAATGGCACCGCAATCAGAGAAAGAGAAATCCCCGGACATAGCCTGGATTTCATTGATGATAAGGCGCAAAACGGTCAGCGATGACCGCAACTCCATGCGGTCAGCCTGTATTCGTCCATTTTCAGCAATTATGCCCTTGCCCGTTAATAATGAATCAATGATGCTTTCGCCTACCGTTAATTTACTCAAAGCCTTAATAGGCCCTTTTACTATGATGTCTTTCAAGAAAGTGATTATACCTTCTGCATAATCATCATTCTTTTTGCTGATAAACTTATCTCCTAAACCCTCATTGTTTGCCTTAATTGCCTTATCAATCTCGGCAAGTATTCTCAATGCTGAAAAGGTATTCCTATCGGTAGGAACAACAGTGTCATTGAGCTTTATCAAATAAATATACCCCTCCCCGCCTCCCCCAGTTTCACCACCTTCTTCTTCACCACCTTCAGGGAAATCAACATCTATATTGTCAACCATACCCTGTAAAGACACCTTGAAAATATAGCTCTTCAATGACACAATTTCCTGAGTCATTTCCGGTACACTATTCCCCTTACGGACAAATCGCACATCATTGAAATACACGTTCGAGCAACACAGTATCCGGTTCAAGTGCTCCGCAAACCAGACAGGACACCCCTCGGCATTACCAAGAGTAAACTTCTTCTGCGTACTCTCTACTGCAAAAAGTTCAACGATATTTCCATTAGAAATTTCAAACTGCTCATTGTTGACGGCAAATGTCCAATCATCATCTTTGAAACCGCCTGGCGCCCGGAACTCAAAATAGAACTGGTCTTCCCCATTCCAGAACACACAGTCATTACGCTGCTTGTTGCTACGCATGGAATAGCTGATAAGAGTAGTCTTAGATAACTCTTTCTCATCATTAGTCACCTTGAACACATCACATTCTTGTTCGCCTACGGTAACAGAATAATATCCGGGAGCAAGCCCTGTAATAGTTGAATAAAATACAGTGGTATCATCCTTCAGTGAGAAAGATTGAAATTCTATATCCCGAATCGAACCATCAACATGATTTTTCAGGCGGCTATCAATCTTGTACTCAGTTGTAGTAAGAACCTGTATGAGTATGTTATCTTCCGGAGAAAACAACTGCACATACTTACTATCAGCCCCGAATCTATCTGAGGATGGACTAAAGAATAGTGGAGTAAATGGTGATATCTTTATCATAACTAACCAATACTTTTAATTTGCAGATTATATTCAACACCTTCATAGTGCCCAATCTTATATTTCAGCTCGTTTATGAAGCAAGTATATAGCAGGTTGTTCCTTTCAACCTCAACAAGAGCATTTACATCTGACGGTATTCCACCATCGGCTGTACTAATACTCAGAGTGCTCACGGTAAACAGAGGATCTGTTAGTTCTATATCAGTGTTCTCAGCAACATCATTAATCCGGATATCACTGTTACCCGATGAAGAAGCAAAGCGTAATGACTTGACAAATGAACCGATGTATTCCTTATTAGCATCGATGATAGAACGAGGTGAGAACATGGCATTGAACATGGTTGATGATGAAATTATTCCAGATACTTTATACCCTTCTCGTAAAAGCTCATAAGATTCAGCGTTTTCTTTCAAATGAGCCCCGACAAAGAAAGTATCATTGTCACTCTCATTATCAGTTGTATCTTTACCACGCTTGCTTACCAAAAATTCTATTCCGTAAGGATCTGCCCGAAGAGGGCTTATCAATTCAAGGGCCTTATCCGTAATGGTTATCCCAGTGTCATACTCGTTCGTAAAATGGAACTCATCACGTCCATTGATGCTGTCATAGTCTTGTTTATCGTAACCGACTCTCAGTAAAGAGTAAATAAGTGATGAGTTCACTTTTACCTTAAAATCCATTCCAGTATAGCTTATGCGCTTTTGTACTTCAGAATGAAACAAAGAAGTGCGCTTCTTAAAAACGACTTTATTTTCAGCAATATCCGGTACATAGCCGTAGACAACCTCCATCCAATCAGAGAAATTCTTGAATGAAGTATATATTTTAGCCCCGTCCAATCCTCTGGCGCTCTCTGCCGCAATTATCACAGTGGAGGATAGCCGAGTATCATCCTTATATTCAATTTCGCCTACATAGCCCTCATTTTCTTCATTTATACTCTTCAATAAGCGGTTAAGAAGTACATCGGGCTTAATGACATCAATACGTTCTGATTGCATTTTTGCCATGTAATAGACAGACATCTTAAAATTCTCAATCTTGATTCTTACCCCGGCTTCAGTATTGAGGTAGATTCTATAAACCATACCTATTTTCCCAGATTCATTCTTTGCCGGATCTACCAATACAAGCCCTCTTTTATTATAATGATACACGCTTCCAGCTTTAAGACCACTTGTATGTGAACCATTAACATCACCCACTGAAGGTACTCCACCAACCATCTTCTGATATTCAACCTGAAACGATCCAGTACCTGATGAAATGGTTATATCACAACTCAAATCCATGTATAAGCCGTGTGGAGGTAAAGCAAGCAATTTCATGAAAACTCCTTTGGTATTGCCATAATAGGCACCATCCGATTCATGGTATGGTATTATAAAATCACCGACATACACTTCAGGATTAGTATCTACAACATAGACATCAATATTCGTATTAGCTTGAGACGTACCAGAAGGATATATATATTCATCGTTATCAATGTCGAAGTTAAATGTATTCAGCATCAATAAACGATCATAATTAAGAGCCTTTTCTTCCTTTAATTCACTTACAAGGTATTCGTACTGAGTGCTCTTCTTTGCCTTAATCTTAGCAGCAAGAGTACTATCTATTGCATTGATATATACAATGCTATCATCATATTCTAATGAGCCGAAATCCAGATAACTACCGAAGAGATACTTCTTGCTCCTATCGTTATCAATAGTGTATATCTCTATCTGAGCATTAGCGTTCAAATAGTTGGTGCGGTATTCATTAAGTAAAAGGTTATATGCTTTCCCGGCAAACTCAAACTTTGAACTGAATGAACGGATAATCCCACTGAAATCATTTCGTTTCAGCGAGATATTAATCTCATCCCAATTACTAATGCAATCCTCATTAATAATATGAGCTGTACCATTGATGATTAAAATATATCTGTTCATACATTTTCCTTTGCAGCGAATATATAGAAAATGCTAACCGGCAAACAGGTTAGCATTTATCTTGACATTGCATAATTGTGGTAAAATTCGCACAATCATTTTATAATCAACGCATTATAACAGGTACAAATAAAAGCATGAATTTGCAAATATCACTTCATCTAAGTTCACGTCTCAATAATTCCCTGCCAAAAGAAATGCGACTCCGTACTGTTGTAATAGGAATGTTGAGCATCTGGCTTATTTCATCATAAGAGTAACCTTTGGCAGACAACAAGACACACTCTATACAACATGACTTGAAGGCACATCGCCGGATTACCGATAAGATTTCATGGAATAAAGTCCTTTCTGATGCTAAGCGTAGAGACACAACTTGACAGACATCATCATAGTCAACAAAGCGAATGATGGACTTGCGGTTATAGCTGGTTATATAAGTGTTTTGCATGATCACTTCACACCAAGGCTTCAAAGGTCTACCAATCTCAAACTTATCCTTATTCAACAAGGCTTTATAAACTGTATCATTTGCAAGATCTTCTGCATCTTGCATAGACCAACAATATTTCCTCGCTACCCTTATGATCCAGGGATAAATAGCTATAATTTCCCTTTCAAAGTCCATACTCATTCCTCCTCACGATACGCATGGTAACTTCACCGGCCATGCTTTGTTCAACAAGTTCTCGCTGCCTGACAGTCTGCTCATACAAATCATTAGCAGACTGTTCTAAAGACTCTATGAGCCTATCAACAGAAGGTTTGGAGGAAACAAGGTTCTTCACTTCGGATAACTCAATAATTATCCGGTCACATTTACTCTCAATAGAGTTTAGTTTTTGTAACAGCTTGCAACAGCCACAATGACTTATGCCGCATTTAATGCTTGTTTTATTCATAAGAAACTCATTAGTAGTTCGTAAAAAGAATTACTAATGAGTTTGTCAAAAGTCCGATAACATTAAAAAAAAATATTTATGCTATCTAAATGCCCCCCTCTTATTCATAATGTCAGCATTCACCTGATTAACGATATTGGCATATACAGCAGCATTTATATGATGCATATCTATGTTCATTTTGACGTAAGTCATAATAAACGCTATTTCTGCATCATAATACGAACGTATATTGTCAGAAGAAGGTTTTGCTCCACTCTCAGACTTCTTATGAGCCTCTTCATTGCGTTGTTGCTCAAAGGTAGCATATCTAAGCAATTCAGCAACTTTATCGTGCAATGTATCGTTGTCAATGCCGGTAACATCCTCATCAATCATAGAGAGCAATAAACGTACATCCGCGAATTCTTCCTGCAATACAAGCATATTACAGATACGAAGAAAGAAGACTTTCATCTTTAATTTCACAGATTCCTCTTTATCTGCTATTAATGCCCTCATTCCAGGCTCGTCAGCAATAAAACGGTATGAAGCTATTAACGAACGGGCACGCTCTTGCAACTCGCTTTCTTTAACCTCATCGCTATCTGATAGCACAAAGTAGTTTCCGCATAACAACTCTATGAACTGAGCTAATGTTATTTCGTTTAATCTTGATTTCATAATTTGTTCAATATATATAAGTCAAACTCCCTATTGTAAGCCTCTCTCCTACGTTGTTTCATTGATTGCATAAGCAAATTGTTCGTCATATCCATGCGACGCTCAAGACCGGAATAATCGTTATAGACAGTAGTACCACTTCCTTTATCAGTATTTCCCAAGAAAGAGAACATGGGGGAAAAGCTGTCCTTCTGCCAGTCAACGGGACCGAAATCATTAACATCAGGGAACACCTGAGCACCTTTAGGCAAATCAACAAGCATAGGCGTGTCCGGGGTAATCCACGCAAGTCCCTTATACATTACAACTTCACGTTTTCCGGCATCACCTACGAGGGCTTTTCCACCGGGATGAGCACCGGTTTTCGTACCCTCAGCGTATGATGGTATAGGGGTAGCGGCAATAGTGGCAACTTGGATAGCTCCCATAGCTCCAACAATGGCCGCCAACACAAAATTAGGCAATGATTTAGTAATCGCTAACGCTGTGGCGATACCTGCTTGTGCAATACTTGTAGCTTTATCCCAAATAGCCTGCTTTCTGGCAAGATCCTGTTTTTTCTTCTCCAATTCACGATTCTTAGCATCAGTCTTTTCCTTTGCAGCACGTTTCCTTATTTCAGCTTCTTCCTCGGAGAGAACGCCATATTCCACTTGTTTCTCGATACGTTCAATATCACGATCATAAGCTTCATCGTTAGCGTCCTGCTCATCTTCAATCTTGGTTATCTGGCCATCGTAAACAGTTGCAATGAGATCTCCAATATTTCCTATTGCCTGTTGAGCTGTCTGCAACCAATTTTGCAGGCTACGCATTCTATCTTTATGTGCCTTGTCATCAGCTTTAGCCACTTTCTCTATCGCTGAAATCTCAGCCTCAGCCTCTTTCTGAGCAAATTCTGCCTTTAATCTTTGAAGTTCCTCAGCAATCTTTTTCCTGTCCTCAGCACTGAGATTATCAGCCTGAAGTTCCAGTTCCAAAGCATCAATAGCCGCCTCATTGGTTTTCTGAACATAATCCAAAGTAAGTAGATATTCTCGTTCGGCAAATTCCTTCTGCGTTATTTGCCTTTCTGCCAACTGCTTTTTTAAAGCAAGCATATCAGTTTGATACTGCTGGTCACGAACAATCTGTTCGGCAGCCGCATTTTCTGCAATGAGTTGGATTTGAAAAGCGGCATTCTCTTCAAGTATTTGTTGTTTCTTACTGGCAAACTTCTGGTCTATGGCGAAGACATCTTCACCAGTTTTTTCTGCTGCATCAATCTCAGCTTCACGCTGAAAATCCAGTTGCCGGAGCTTCAATGCAAGTTCTTCCTTTGAGCCCTTCTGAACTACTTCAAGAGAATTGGCAATGTCTTGCTTTTCACGGTTGGCATTATACTGGATGGAGAAACGCTGAATAGCATCTTGCATCTCTTTAGCCAGGTTCTCACGGGTAGCTATTTCCTCTTTACTATATCCTTTAACTGCGGCAATCTTTTTTGAATATTCAAGACCTATTTTTTTTAATTCTTTATCTAAGCCCTCATTCATCAGAGCAAGTATGGAATCCTGATAAGACTCTTGGATCTTTCTTTTTTCAGCAGCCGCCTTCTCTAATTCACGCTTTTCTTTCTCTGTCAGGACTTTGGTCGTTTCTACTTTTTCTGTATGCTCCTTTACATAATCGCTTTCATAAGCATCTACATTTTCAAGGACATACCTATATTTTTCTGCATTCTTCTCCGCTTCAGTCCAAAGTCCAAATTGAAAATTACGTTGCTTATTATAAGTCGACATTGAAGTTCCTGATTGAGCACGAGTAAACATATTACTCTTTTGCATGGCTTCAGTAACTTTTCGATAAGAAAATTCAGCCTTATCTGCCACCTCAGAATATTTCTTAATCTCAGAATTAAGATACTCCTTTTTCTCCTCAACAGCCTTCTTAAATGCTTCCTGAGAATCCATACCGCCATCCATATAGCCTTGCCATGCTTCTTTTATTTCATTGATATAACGTTCTTCAATTTTAAATTCAGAAGCTATTTCACGCTGACCTCTTAGAGCTTCCTGCATAGCTTCAGTCTCTTTATCTTCAAGGGATTTAAAATCATCAGCAATATTACGAACTCCACGCGCTAAGAAGTCAAGCACACTCTTCATCGTTCCTTTGGAATTAGAGAATGTCAACATCAAAGCCTCCCATGCAGAAGACAGAGAAGCTATTGAACCTTTGACATTATCTTCCATAGTATGGGCCATACCAGCAAGTTCTTCATCAACACCGGTTATTTGCTCTCTCAAAGGAACAAGTTTATCTGCCGATGTAAGGAAGGCATTAAAAGCTGAAACACTACGTTTATCTGTCAATTCAAGAGTAGTATTCAGATCTACTCCCCTATCACGCAATGTTTTCAATCCATCTACAAGATCCGGCAAAGTCTTCACAGGTTTACCCAATGCCAAAGCGAGTTTTCCAGAACCGTCAGCAAGATTCAATAGAATATTTCTCGTTGCAGTAGCAGACATTGAAGCATCAAAACCAGCATCAGCCAACTTTCCAAGCAAAGCAAGAGTATCTTCTATTGTGAAATTAAATGATTTCGCTACAGGTCCTACAATTGGTAAGGCGGTAGCAAGATAATTGAATGATAAAGCACTTTTTGTAGTCGCTACTGCCATAGCTGAGACATACCGTTCAGTCTCTCTTGTATCAGCATCAAACATTCTCAATGCTGCACCAGACAAAGCGGCCGCTTCACCCAATTCAGCACCAGTTGCTTGGGCAAAACGTAAAACAGACTCAGTGGCTTGTAGAACTTCCTTTCGGGTAAAACCAAGTTTAGCCAACTCTATTTGTAATTCTGTTGCCTCAGATGCCGTGTACTTTGTCATGGCTCCCAGACGTTTTGCATCTGCTGTCAATTCCTTGATGTTGTCAGAGGTAGTTCCCAAAATCGCTGCTAAGCGGCTATTAGCAAACTCAAACTCAACAATACTGCCAACCCCTTCACGTAATTTTGTGAACAAAGCAACTATACCATTGATAACAGCTTGTCCGCCAACATACCCGGCAACAATGTTTTTCATCCCATCGTGCACCTTATTCAAACCAGGAGACAACTGAGAACTGAGTGCTTTACCTGCATTACTTGCAATAGTTCCGAAATTCTGTAGCCTGTTATTTCCTTTTTCGATTTCAAGAATTGCAAGTTTCACCTCCTCACGATATGCACCAACTGTCAATTTTTGCCGTGTTTGTGCATCAGAGTTCTTCTTGGAATAATTGGAGTTGGTATCGATCGTAGAATTTAGCCGTGCCAATATCGTAATATAGTCAGCATCCGTATCACGAAGTAACTTTACCGCTTGCCTTAATTGTTTATTGGCTGTCTCAGCCTCTATAATACTGTGCACCTCACGATTAGTAAGAGTAATGGCATCCTTAATTATACGAAGCCTTTCCTCCTCGCTTATATTGGCATTTCTTCTTGTGCTATTACCAGAGTTCTGCGCCTTTGTAGCGGCCAACTCAGCTTTTGCAACCTTTTCAAGTGCAGCGGCATTCTTTGCATTAACATCAGCAAGTTGCTTCATATCTTTGGCAGATAAATCACTTGCTGAAGCTTGCTTTTGCAAATTATCCGCAACCTCCTGAAGCACCTTCTTTTGTTTATCAAGAGTCACATTAAATTCGGTGTTCGTTTTCTCTGCAGTCGCAACCTGAGCAGAATATAATGCAAACAGCTTATCAAGCTCTTTAGGAGTCTCTATTTCCATTTTCATGCCCTTGGCAAGTTCTTTTGCCACATCGACATAAGTATTCTTTATCTTAATCAACTTGGCATCACATTGCTCAAGCTTTTCAAGTTCACCCTCTTTAATTAATCCACTTATTCCAAATTCTCCCATCACAAATAATGTCTAAATTCTACAATTTCACCATCTATCTCACTACCTGCCTTATCGAAACCATATGCACCGTCCGGTCTTCTATACACAACATAGATGCACTGTTCCAATATGGCAGCTTTTCGTGCAAGTTCGCTCACATGAGCATACTCGCACATTATCTGCTTGTTATCACAACTGCAACTCATCTGTAACCACTATTTGATATAAACTTTTCCAGCCAGGGGCGAAGAATACGCTCAGAGAAGTATTTCTTTGCAGTATCACCAAGCTCAAAGATTTCACTACCGTATTTCTTCTCGATGTCCGGGCCTTCGTTGAAACCAATAGTCTTTATCTCCATGACCTCACCGGATAACCGGGCCTGTATGCTATCATGGAACTTACCAGTTATGTACAAGTTGGGAACTTCAACCGGACGCGGTGGTAGGAATAAAACCTCTGACTCAATTGGTGGAGTAATATCATTCTTCCACTTCTTATAACTCTTCGCCCGATGGAACCAGGGTCCCGGTTCATTGAAATACGGATCATTATCATAATCCGGACGAAGCAAACGTTCTTTTCCGTTCATACCACTGTAAAGTTGCTCACGTATAAGAGATTCAATCACATTACTATTATCCTCCATACACGCAAGGCATTCCCGTTTGATACCGGTATTAATCTTATGGATCACTTCATATACTTCATCTATACTGGCCATACTTTTAAAAAGAAAAGGGGGATGCGAAAAATCCCTCATCCCCCTCGTTCATCACTCATTTTCTTCCTTGACCTTTCCCTTCTTTATCAAATCGTATGCATCTGAAAGCATTTTCTTACGATCATCCTCCGGGCGGTCCTGCCAAATTACCAGCATATGCTTATTAATGAAGTCGGACTTCTTCATAGCCTTTACTGCCGGCTCAATAAAAGTCACACCTTCAATAATCATGCAGATACCCCCTCAATGTATTTGATACCATTCTCATACAATACTGAAGGAGCTTTAAGGGAGATAGTGCCTCCGTCACCGGCTGGCACCACTGTAATAATTCCATCTGCATAAGTAGCAGACGTAGCACCGTTCAAAACTTCGGCAGCGGCCTTTGCTATTGCTTCACCGTGCAAAGGAGTAAGGTCATACCCGCCGATTTTCTCGATCAACTTGTACTTGTTGGCTTCTTTGCTCACAAGTGAAACTTCTGTCAAGCCTTTGAGTCCATTCTTGATATTGAAATTTAGCTTGACGAAATCAATGTGCGTCAACAAATCCTCAATATCGGCATGACAGAAGCTGACTGTCATAGTGGATTTTGAGGAGCTGGTGGAGAAGGGAGTTGCAGTAGGATAAATCGTTGACATCGACATACCAGCGAGTATATCAGTACCATCATTGTAGCCGTACAAGAATTTATCGTCGTAAAAATAGACATCCCACTCTTTGGTGGCAGCCTGCAACAGTTTAGCATTAAGCGTTTCGTCAAACTTAGGCAAAGTGAATGTTTCCGTCTCAGCACTCATTCCATTGTATTGGCTTGGGCCATAACCTACAGCATTAACCTGAGGTTCACCGCCGTTTTTAGCATATTCGACAAAGGAAGGAATCGGATATACCCTACCCGGGCGGTCGGCATGGCACAACTCTTCGAGTGTTTCCTTCGTAAGTTCAGCAGGTAGCTTCTGGCCTTTCTCAACAATGATGCAGCCTTTAATCCTACCCCAATCAATCTGACACGTAGAGCCGCCAGTATTAAGCAACGAGCTCTCACAAGTTCTAATATTTCTCATTTTATCTACAATTTGGATTGTTAATAGTAATTTCCATACTTTTGATATTGATGGCGTCTATAGTCTCACTAAGGGCATCGCCCTTCTCGGTGTAGGCTCCATATCTGCCATACGAATAGTTTTCTGAATAACCATGATTCACTTTACCATACCCCCAATCGAATCTGTCATCATCCTGGAGAACTTCAATAAATCGGTCATAAATCGGACGAAGAATATTCTTGAATGACGTTTCATGACGTTTCTCATTACTCCACTCATTGTTAGAGGAACAAGCTATTATCAACGACACCTTGGCCTTTGCAAAGTAATCCATGCTATTCCTTTCCTCAGTGATCGGACAGAACAGCGCTATGAGAGGAAACTTTGAAAGTGATGTCTTATCCGATTTAGTGGCGGTATCTAGTACGTCCTTAACATACTGACCGCTTCCGAATACAAAATTTATTGGCAGGTTCTTAATAACCTTCCGGGTACCTTTACTATCAGTGTAGATAACCTCAAGTTCTTCCGGGATTTTCTTTACCACATCGGCAAATATGTCTATGATATCAGTATTTGTCATAAGTTGAAAGTATTGATCGGAGTTAACAAATTGCTGTCGATACTTACCGTGAAAGGACATTGCTTCGAAGATGCCCACTTCACAAACTCACGGTTCTTCTTTACCATGTCATTCCAGGTACTTACTTGCCGTTGGATCGGTGAGACATAGGTGTTATCACACTTTAGTCGTACAAGTCCTTTAATGGTAGCCTGGGTATTGGCATCACGCAGGATATAGAAGAACACATAGTTAGCGAACGGTTCGCGTAGCAGCTTGCATAATGATTCATACTTTGATTCTTCCTCACCCGCTGCGACAATAGTTTCTTCCTCACTGTCTTCCTCGGCTTCGGCATTCTCCTGATCCAGCAATTCAAGATAGTCTGTTACCTCTTTGGAGAGTTTATTCCCCAACATGCTTGACAGGAAAAGAGGCTGGAATTCCTTTATGTAAGCCATTATTGTATCATTCACAGCAATGGAATCCTGTGAAGGAAGTTCTGCCAATGTCGCATTAGCAATATGTCGCGGCCCGGCAAGGAAATATGAAACATCAATTAGCATCGTTATTCAGTTTTACGAGTAGCCGGTCTCCCCCTCTTTTTCTCTTCTACGTTGATTGTTTTATCGTCAGACGTTTCAAGTGTCTTAGAGTCTTCAGCCGGAAGTTCCTTCGAGTCACCTGTAGGCAACTCTTTTTTATCTGCAACAGCTTCAAGTTCCGAAATACGGGCCTGCAAACCATCGCGTTCAGTAGTTAGAGAAGCAATGAGAGCATCCTTCTCTTTCATGCTCAGCTCAAAGCCTGAGAGCTGCGATTTCAAGCCCTCATTCTCTTCAACGAATGTAGCAAGTTCAGTTAGCTTTTCATCCATCGCTTTACGGGCGTCTTCCTCAGTGATAAACCCACATTCGGAGATAGGGGTGAATGCAATCAATCCCCTACCTATACGAATGCGTTGTTCTTTAATCACATTGGTAACATCCTTTTCGTTTCCATCAAGAATGTATTTCATATTTTACGATTTAGCCTTAGTGATCGCAGTTTTCAAAGAGGCAAGATTACCGTAAGCATAAGCCCAAGGCATGTAAACCGGGAAGATTACTTCTTCTTGCGCAATCAAAACAACTTCGTTACACAACTTGGTGTCAACATCTTCGGCCCATTCAAGAGTCAATGAAGAATAATCAACCAAGTTTGAAGCCTGATTAAAGTCTCCAAGCAAATATTTTCCAGGCATGATACCCTGATATTCAATGACAGGACGTCCAGCAATGTATTTCATACCGTTTCGCATTGAAACAATACCCAAGTTTCGCCCAGTAGTGTCTTTTTCAGATTCGATAGCATTGACTGTGATCGGATTCAAAACTATGGCGTTCGGATAATACTGTGCGTATGTCATTACAGCGAAAGCCGTTTTCACTACATCCTCAGAGTTCGGCTCTTCGATGTTTTTGAACGCAGCATTATTAACGGTAAATGTCATTTCTGCAAGAGCAGTCTCTGCACCTTTGTATGCGACGCCCTCAATGAGAATTTGACGGTCGTTTATCTTTACGAGAGGGTGTGCAGTACTAAGATCGGTATTCACAGCTGCATTGGCAAACGTGATTGTCATACCATCAATAATCAAGTCTTGCGGATTGGCAAACTCAATGACAGTATCCTTGTTATCATTTTGTCCTGACACAGCCTTGACAGAGCCGGCAGAGCCTGTAATAATAGCATCACTGATGATGGCCTCTACAGAAGTAACCCCTGTATGATTAACAATACCAAGCAGATTTTCACCATTGCCGTCACCGAACAGGATGTTCCAGTCTTCCGCCATCCATACAGCTTCAGGAAGCATATTCAGGATATAAGAGCGGATATAAACACGGCTCTTGAGCATACGTCTGGAAATGCGGATATGTGTACCCAAACGTTTAGTGCCAGTCTGTTGCTCCTTAACCTTAATGCTCGATTCAGGCAATCTACCATTCTCGGTAACATACCTGGCGTTACGGTCAAAATCATACACTTGGGCATAAGCCAACTGAGGGAATGCCGGATCACCCTGCAAAGTAGTTAGCACGTCGCGCATATGCAACGGTTTATTTGAAACCTGGCTAACTACGCGCTTTTGCTGTTGAGTAATCAACAATTCACCGGTATAATTGTCGGTCATAGACACAACATCTTTCAAAGAGAAACCATCAAAAGAACCGGATTTGCGCGTCTTGCCGGAAACAAAATCAGCAAATTTTTCAGAGTCTAACATCTCATTCAATTTTTCATCGAATTTATTGATAGTCTCCATTGATAAGCCTTTCTGTTTCATCTTCTCGATGCTTTCACCCAGATTCTTGACCTGTTCAACGAGGATTTCGTTGTCCTTGATAAGTTGGGTAAACTTTTCACCATCGTAAGCTTTCAACAGATTGTTGACTTCGGTGAACTTTTCAGTCACCTCACTGGGGGAAAGCATACCCTCAAGAGATTTGTTCATGACATCACACATCATACCAGCGATGTTTTCCATGAACGACTTCTGCTCAGTCGGCAGATGGTCAGTTTTCAGATTAAAATCTGATACAGTAAATTTCTTTAAAGACATAATTTTTTTTCAATTTATTGTTCGACAAAGCAATCATTCAGAGTATGGAAGAAAGTGCTGGTATCAGCGGCTTTCCCTGTATCAACAGTTACTTCATTGGCTCCTGCTGACGGGGTCTGAGTGTCATTCAACGGCTCATTGCCACCTTTAGGTGAAGTATCTGTTGACTCATCTTTGATAACTGCATTACTTTTATAGACTCTTGCCCAGCAATGAGGGCAACGTACATAATTCGAAATATTATCCATAGACTTAACATCCTGCATTTTCTGTGTGTCAAGAATGGCAATAACCTGTTCCCGGATTTGCGGAGTGAGCTTATTCATTTCCTCACGGACAATATCCTCTGTAATCCATCGGTGATATTGTGCAGCAAGTTCTAATACCTGCTGAGAATAAGTTACTTCTGGAACATCATCATAGTTAAACTCATAGCCACAATGTGGACAAGTTACTATGGGAGCACCACTAAGTGCTTTTAGCATTAAATTCAGTTGCATATCATAAGCATTTAAACGTTCGTCAGAATACCTGAAATGGAAGGACTTCCGTATAAACTCTATAGCATCTTTTACCTGCTCATTCGTGGCAGACTTAATATCAACCAGAAACGTTTGAGGATTACTCCCCCATGCAGTCAAAGTCGAATATTCTCCCATGAACCATTCTTTTACTTTTCTTCGATCTGCCTCATCACGCTTTATCGCTTTGACACCGATAGAATGTTCAAGAGTTCTACCATTCTCAGCATACAGTTTGTAATCTTCCAAAGTGTCGCGCCCCATCTGTTTTTTGAGATTAATCTGCCCGATCATCACAAGATTATTTTCCTTTTCTTCACCAGAAAGAGGAACACCTAAGAGCTGGTCAGTTCTATGGTTTAAGAACCAACGCATACGATTAAAATTCTCTTTCAACGTTTTATTGAAAGAACCAGGCATTGAAATATCATCCTGTGAATCCTTAACACCAATGCCATTAACAGCTACTGTAACAACACCTTTTTCATCAACATCATTTGCCTTCGTTTTGCACAGAAGGTTTTTGTAATTCTCCATCTACACTTTTTGTTGTTAAGTTCAACATCGTTTTAACTTTCTCTATTTCGTCAGGTGACATCTCGTATATGAGTTTACTATACAGCGGGATTTCAACCTTACTTTCTCCTATTTGTGCTCTCCAGTCATTCAAACAGATAATACCGGAAAGGAATTCTTCACGACACCTCTTAGAGATACTTGTGTTAACCGTTTCTGCCTCTTTCTTTCCTTCTTGCAGACAATCGACATGACTGAAATCACAGTCGATATAAAGCCCATCGGATTCAAGCCCCAAGAATTCAGTGATATCTTTACAAAACTGACTACACATAGGTATGATTATAGAGCTATACACGTTCTTCTCAACTGTTTTCTGATTATTAAATGTGGAGCGATCTTTACGAGGTACAAGCTCGGCCGGTACACCGAAAGCACCGGCAATACTAATTGCATCAGCTAATGTCTCTTCAAAGGGCTGCAACTCTTGAATAGACAAATTGGTACGAAGAAAATCCAAAGGAATATTTGAAATGCCCAAAGGGAACTGCCCCTTTCCCACTCCATAGGTTTTGTTATGCTCTTTCAAAATCTCTTTTTTCTCATCAGGAGTCATTGCAATTGTACCTGTTTCATCCTTTTTGGCAGAAATCAGCCATCCCAGACCTCCACGTTTAACATATATCACATTTCTGGCATCATAAACTGCAATAAGGTTACTTATGGGCTTTAGCTGAGACTTTAGCCTACTGGTTCCACGTAAGAAACCCACTCCCGGATATAAATTAGGAATACCCTCACGATCATGTAATATCTGTTTAGATGGAATATGAATACCAGCGCTGAAGCCAAAACTCAAATTATAGTAATCTACAATTTCTTCAATCTCAGCAATACCAAACAATGGAATATTATTACGTACAGGAACAATCTCTACCTTATCAGCAGGCAATACCCAATAATTGGAACACCATTGCCACAGATTCTTGATTTTCGAGAAAGATTCCGGAACAGCCGCTCTGAAAAAGCTATCGCCAACACACAATTTGTATACATGATGAGAATAAACAGTTTCCTTCCAGCTAAACAAACAATTAGGCTTATTCAAGATATGATTGACCTTTTCATTATTCCAAACAATACTATCATCTTTGGCTTTCTTAAGTACAAATTTGGCACCTGCTATCCTGGAAGCTATATAATCAATAGGGAAAAATACCTCTGGAACAGTGTTGAACAGTTCAAGAAAATTGCGGCTACAAACAAAAGGATTAACAAAAAGTTCCTCAGCAACAAATTCTCCGGCAACAGTTCCAGAAGGAACTGCTGTATCTTGTGGCTGGATTTCTTTTTCTTTATCCGCCGTATTTTTCAAATCATCCTCTGATTTCTTTTTAAAAAGGTTCCAACTCATCTGATTATCTTTTGAAGCAAATATAGATAGAAGAGTATACAGCTTTTCTGAATCAAAACATCTTGACACATACAATTAGGAACATAATAGTATATATATTGCTAATTATCAATTCGTTACACAGGGTATTTTTAAGAGAGGTATTTTATGATGTAGTACGCCAAACCACTCAAAGCAATGTTTGCTTCTTTGTTTTCACTATCAATATTATAGTCTAACAGGCTATTCAGAAAGCAACAATAGTCTTCAGATTCCTCAAGCTTGCTTTCGGATAGCAGAAAGTATTCTCTAATATAATCGGAGGTAGCAGCAATACGCTTATCCACATCTGGGAATTCTTTAGCAACCCTCACATCAGGAAGTGTTTCACGAAGTTCTCTCACCATTGGGAAGTAAGCATTTGAACATTCCACGATGTAAGGGTTTGCTTGATGCTGTTTTATTGAAGACTTGATTTCATCCATAGAAGATGTCTGCCGATAGACTACATCTACAAGATGCCACTTTTCACCACACTTGAACGCCTGAACAAGCAAGAAGTGACCGTTGACATTCGGAATGACATAGACAATCTTATTGCTATATTCATGTTCAGTGCCTGGATTGAAGTATGAGAAAGCACCCTTGTTGCCGTAGAGATTTCTCTTTCGCCGGTTGCTGAAAGCGGTGTACTCTTCATGACATAAGTCTGTCACTACATAACGGAACGTATCAGAGTTATGCACTAACACTCCATTTGCAAAAAATGTATGCGATGTAGTAGATATGTCGTAAACATCACTTATTTCGCCGATACGCAGCAGAACATTTCCGAGAACAGCACTTCGTTTTAGAATACCGATTGATAACAAATTTAGACCCGCACATCGCGCAAACGCGCTCTTCATCGTCAACTCCTGAACATCGTCTCCATTCTGCTTTGCAGTTATTACTGCAAAATTTCGGAAGGTGTTGGCTATTGCTCTCAAAGGTTCTACCGCACATTTCACAAACATATTGACGCATCGGTTTATCTTTCCACATACGTTTTGCATTTTGAGAATGCCATTTTTGCCCATCCTCGGACGCATGCCACTCTGGTGCTTTCTCTCTCGCTTTTTCCAATCCCTTATGAACTTTGCTCCATGTTCCATCTCCATACAATTCTGTATGAAGTTTCTCATGCTCGTCAGCAAGCATAATGGTGAGATTGTCAAGTGTGTTATTATTGTAATCACCATCAATATGATGAACACAATAGCCCGCAGGAATTTCGCCATTTGCGAGATACCATATATATCGGTGCAGGTATGTTTTGACGAGTTTTCCGTCAATTCTAACCCATCCGCGATAGTATTTCCTATTGCTTTCACATTCGCTATCAGGGTAACGATGAAATTTGCAGCTGTTGTAGGTGATAGTTTCTCTTGCCATATCTTGCCATTTGAATATCGAGTGATAATATCTCCTGCTTTTAAGTTATGTGCCGGGACAAATCCCCGATGAGTAAATATCGGATGGTCATAGGTGAGGTTTAATCTCTGACCTTGTAAATTTAGTGAAAAATATTGAGAATTCCTAATGGTACACAGTGAATTATAAACGCTTTGCCATCCTTTTTCGGTCAATACTGAATCTCCGATTTTAACCTTTGAAATCGGCAACAAGCCACGCGATGTAACAATAGGTGTGTCGGGGGTAAAGCACATATGCCCGTGCTCTTCGTATGTCTGCATTGTAGTCTTATTCTTGACCTTAGTTTTGAGGATGGCACCGTTAGCGTCTTTCTGCACACTCATGTAATCCTCAAGAGAAACAGTACAGCTCTCATCAATACCTATCTCGATGCCCGGCACAATTTCGTCAAAGATAGCATTGATAAACTCACCAGTCATCGCTACACTTGGATTCTTGTTACCTACCTTATCTTCAATCTCAAAACCTTCTTTCTGCAAAGTGTCTATGAACAAGTCCATCCAGGAACGTTTCTCATCATCAATGCTGTTGGCCGCTTTCGTCGAAGCGTCTCCATGCAAGTAGACCTTATCACAGTAACCAATATCTTTCAAATACTTGCCTACAAGTTTGGAAGACTTCTTCACAGTATTGTTTGGACTCTCGGCACAAGTCTCATGGAACTGCCATATCTTAATGCCAGTGGATAAGTCCACCTGCCAATACGATACGCTGATGTATGGAAGTACATTATTATCAACTGATATATGGATGGGGAGGTCTGGTATATATGGATGCTCGCCGGAATGCCTACCTCTATGAAATGAACCAAAGAACTCGCTACCGGTACGAATGACGCCCCACTCGCCCAGAGCATATACATTGTAATAGTCCGGATCATTCAAACGGTCTTTCTCGAAGTCGGCAATACATTGTTCATCATAATATCCATAAGTTCCGTCCGGACTGCCAACAACCCAGAAGTTATTCAGGTAGGTGGATTGGATAACAACCATGTCCGGTGCATGTTCTTCTATCTGCCTGGTCCTCGGATTCAAAATCGACTTCGTAGAGTTCATCCGGATGGATTTTACTTTTGTCAATTCCTCCGGCAATGCTTTCCCGGCAATTTCCACAGTCATAGAGACATCATGCCACTTCTCTGTGTCAAACAGCTTCTTCTTTATCCAACACGTTTCACTAACAGGGTTGAAAGTACAGATAATTTGCTGGCCGACTTTTCCACGTAGGCGCTTACGTATCTGCTTTAAATCCGGTTCATCAAATTCGGATAATTCCTCAAGGTGTACACGTTTATAGTTGGATATACCCTTTATCTTCTCTGGATCATCAAGACCGGAGAAGTCAATCTTTGCACCATTGTACAAACACTTAATTGTGTTCTGCTGGAATTTGAAGAGATGGTCTATTCCCAACCCTTTAGCCGCTACTTTATAGTCCTCATAGATGGTTTTCTGTATAGAAGCTCCAACCTTACGCATGACTAAAGTGTTCTCACCGTCCTGTAAAGTCTGTATAAGTATTGTCTGAGCAACACTATAGGACTTTCCGGACGAAGAACCGCCATACAAGATGATGAAACGCAATGTCGCATCTTGCAAGTACTTCAGCAAATAAAAGCCGTTAGGATTGAGTTTTTTATAATTTACGATCATTCTATATTGTTCTATAAGTCGGACTCCACAGATGGGGAAACACCCGAAATCGCCTATTTTATTGTCCTATACTTCTGATACGCGATCATCATCGAACCCAATGCGAAGCTCACCGGATTTTCCTCCACTGTTAGTAAGGTCTATCTTAGTAGGCGCGTCCCATCCGTTCCAGGCACCAAGTAACCGGGCCGCCTCAGTCTTACCATTGAACTCATAAGAAACCTTTCCTTTGATATTCTGAATCTTCTTAAGAGAATTCCTAAGGCGCTTTGGCAATTGAGAGGGACTTTTCATCATAACCTTACCAGTCTTCTCATCTACGATATATAAGTCACTGGGATCGGCAATGATAATGTCCATGAGCACTCTCTCAACAACTTCCCGTTTTATTTCAGATTCTTTTGCCCTCAGTGCTCTTATTTCATTTATCCTTAGAGCTACCTTAGGTTCTTTGACAAGCCTACACGAGGTTACCCAAATACTCTCTGGCTTCATCTTGGATGCATCATACGCCATACGGTATGCCTCACTTGCATTTCCATCTGTATCAACATAATACTGACAGAACTTCTCTTGCTTTAGAGTTAATGTCTTTTCTTTCTTCATACACCAACTATTTACTTTCACCGCTTTTCGACTTTTTATTACATAGCTCAGTCATCCACTTCTTATGAAATTCAAACGACTGCTTGCTATTCTCATAGATATACTGCTCTATCCGGGCATTGTCACTCATATTCCCACTACCTTCAAAAACGAAAAACTCATTCTTTGATGTTCTCACAGCAAGTACCTTAGCATGGTTATGTGTATAAACATGATAGCAGTTCGCCTTTTTATCGGCAAACTGCTTTAACATGATGGCCCACTGCTCAGGCTTCTTAGTCTGATTAAAAAAACTGGAGATAACAAACACAGACTTCTTAATCTTCCCGCTCTCGATAAATTCAATAATACTCGTAACAGTAGGTTCATTTATTCGATACACAGCAAGATACATCTCTTCAATAACTCGTGTTTGAAGCAAATGCAATATCAAGGCAAAAGCATTGAACTGCTTTTCTGTTATAATTCTCCATTGCTCGCCCTCCTCAGGCTCACCACAAATGTCAGACAAAGCTTTAGCCCTGATATAATGCATCTGCTCATTCTTCAGTTTCTTCTTAATGGCACGCTGCTTCAAAACAGACTCAGTAATTTCATGGTCAGACCTATATGACTTACCAACGTCATTCCATTCTATTCCCCAGTCTTCATTACTACCCCATTCCTCCATAAATTAAATATTTTCCTCATACCCTCATCGACAGAGGTATAGGACAAAGGTACTAAATAGATACCCTGATTCACCTGTTGCTCCAAATTGTCAAATTCGCGTTTTTCTCCAACAAGCTCTATATCAATGTTTTTGTAGTATTTTACAAGATTGGCAAAATACATAATCGTTACCGGTTGAACGTTAGCAACATTGATTAATGGCTTATTGCAGCCCGCAGCATAGATAAGCCCCTCGATTATATCATCTATGTAAGTAAAGCAACGGATGTTCTGGCCGTAATTGTACAGCTCCACTTTATCCCGATTCAAGAGATACCAGAGAAGAGTTCTATTACGAGGGTTCGGACCATACACATTATGAAGCCGAACACCAGTTGCATTCTTACAGTAGATGGATGCGTATTGCTCATCGAAATGCTTGCTTATCCCGTACATCGAAGTGGTGTTACACGGGTTAGCTGTCGAAGAGCTTGCATATACAAGTTTCACATGATATCGCTCACACTCATCAGCGACTATCATAAACGTATCAATATTATCTTTCCGGATCTGCGCCAAATCATCATTGAATACGCTGGTTTGTGCTGCCAGGTGGAAAACACACGCAACATCTCCATCTTTCAAATACTCGCTGATGGCGGATGCCTCTTGCCCGGTCATACGGTCAATTTCGATTACTTCAACAGCACGTTTTCTCAATTCTTGGCAGAGCGCTTTGCCTATAAAACCTGCACTGCCGGTTACAATCATCTTCATTTTCATCGAATTATGGTTAATAAAAAAGCGTGTAAGAACTCGCCCCACACGCTCACAGCTATTTTTTTATTTTTGAGCAACAACTACTTTCTGAAAAACATATCCCCAGATATTGATCGTGCGGTATCATCACCAGTCAACCGGATGTACCGGAAGAAGTTCTGTTCAGTCCGGTGTCCAGTTAGCTTCATAATTTCAAACGTCTTCATCCGGCCAGTGAGGTACATGTTGGTAGCTGCGCTTCTCCTCGCAGTATGACTGCTGATCAATTCCCATTTCTCACGGGTAACGGTCTTTAATTTACCACCTTGTGTATAAGAGTAAGTCACAAGATCATTCAGTCCGATTTCCTTCATAATCACCTTCAAGTATTTATTGACATACTGAATGCAAAGACCACAAGGGACAAAACCGCCATACTTAGCATAGATTTCCTTCACATAGGCGTGTAGAGGGACTTTTACATCTACATTCGTTTTCTTGGTTCGCTTGACCAGGTAGTCACCTTGAAAGTTGTCTTTTGTTAGAGTTGAATAGTCCGAGTATCTGAGAGCTGTTAGGCAACCTACAACAAATAAGTCTCGGATACGCTCTTTAGCTTTTCTCTTGTCCTGTTTGAGAAACTTGTAGTAGTATATTCTGGTGATTTCATTCATACTCAGAAATACTGCATTGGTGGGCTCGCATTTCAGGTCAACCTCATCATAGGTGTTGTCTACAGCATAGTTATATTGCGATGCTCGGCGGACAAGCGTTTGAATCTTCTGGATATATCCAACTATCGTGTTATGTCTGAGCCCCTGGTCTTCCAAGTAGACTATGAAATCGTCCAAGAACTCAGCAGTCACCGAATTGGTGAAGATATCACAATCAAACTCTTCCGAAAAAGCATCTATGTGCTTAATAATAGCATCATATACTGCGGCGTAATGTGCAGACTTTCGTCTGGATCGCTTTTCAAGTACTTCGCGTGCAAAACCTGTGAAGTAAATTCCTTCAAGCGGTTTTTCTTGCCGGAAGTGGTTAATGTAGTCCTTTCTCGCTTGGCGGGGCTGGACCGAGGAAAATACTTGTAATGTTGCGGCTGTATCATTTTAAGGGTTAATCACTGTTTTACAAAATCGGATTTTCCGATTTTTATTTAATTAAGAATTAAACCTGTGGCATTTGGACGCCATATAACTCACATAGCCTATTGAATTGTTTTTTAAGGAAAGAAGATGTTCCAATAGTTTCTAATATTTCTTTTCTACTTGTATCTTTACCCTCGATTAATACGATTGTTATGCTTCCACCTCTTTTGTCATCAGGACTTGCAGGAAAAGCAAGACACATATATTTCCCATAATTGAAGAACTTGAATTGTCTCTTACCATCAAAAACCTTAAATGTAGTATCACAATCCAATCTGATTACCTCACGTTCTTCTTCATAACTAAATTCTCCGACAATAGCAGTAAAGCTATGTCTAGGAATGCCGCCTCCTTGAGTTCCAAAATATGCTACTCTTTTACTCATTTTCATCTTATTTTGAGGGTTTATTAAATCTCATTCCAATAGCGAAACATAACCATCCTATATCAATCGCAAAATCTTTCCAACCGGCTTTTATGGGATTTGCGTAAATTGTTATAAATGGCAGTAGTCGTATTGTCTTAGTTAAGATACCTGCCTTACATACAATTCTATTCATATCTACTTAGTTTTGAGTTAATAATCCTGTATATGATAGGCACGGTTATATGCTCTAACAGAATTGGCAGTTTTACCACTTTCGCTTAATATTTTTAAGAGCAAATCATTTGTCTTTTTTTGCTCGTTAATCAATTCGGTTATACCGAATTTCTTCTTTAGCCATTTAATCATATTTATCTTGTTTTGAGTTAATAATCCTGTATATGATAGGCACGGTTATATGCTCTAACAGAATTGGCAGTTTTACCACTTTCGCTTAATATTTTTAAGAGCAAATCATTTGTCTTTTTTTGCTCGTTAATCAATTCGGTTATACCGAATTTCTTCTTTAGCCATTTAATCATATTTATCTTATTTTACTCCAAATCTTCATCATCAATATCAGCTAAATCAAGCTCGTATTGAGCTTCACCTTCTGCGTATTCACACATGGCAATAACATCGTTTGCCGTAACACCATCGCCCCATTCTGTTACTATCGACCCTCTATCAGAGTCAAGAGTGATTGTTAGTATTTTCTTCATTTCTTCTTATTGTTATTAATTAATCATCTTCATCATCTGAATCAATATTAAAAGCTATTGACTCATCATACACTGGCTCATTATTAATATCCCAACTAATCAATATTTCTGTAGCTGTAAACTCGTTATTCCACCCTGTTTCTTCTAATTTCACTCTGACATAGAAATCCTTATTCTTACTAAAAAACAATCTTGCTGCCACTGCGTATTCATAGTTAAACTTGCCACGAAAATGAGCACTCAATTTGCCTCTTTTAGACTCTTTTTCTATCTCATGCTTCAATTCCTTGTAAGCCGCTAAATACCGATTTCGCCTTTGCTTACGGTGATAATTGAAATACCTTTTTCTTAGTTTATTGATATTCATATTTACTTAGATTTGAGGGTTATTTAAAATGTTGTATTAACTCTTGCGCAGTGGCTACATGACAATAGCATGAGCATCGGTCAAAATATCCTATCGTGAAATCTCCCTTTTTGTAATGAGGTAGGAAATCCTTATCGAATACCCAATATTGGTTAGCACTCGTATCATCCCTCTTTGCTGCAAGAGCAAGAAAAAGTTCTTCGTTGGTTCCGCAATCAATACTATCGGTTTCGTCAGGATGTGGAATGTTACTGAAAAACTCAACGCTATATAGACCATATTCGGGTTCAGTGAAAATACATAAATCTTCGTTAAGTTCTGCCCCAAACAATCTATACCCCAACTCATCTAACTTCTTTCTAAGTTTATAGGTGCTCTTACGTATAAAGCACGGTGTCGTAAATCCCATGATTAACTCCTTTCTGCCTTGTTATTAGCCATATACTTCTCTTACTTTCTTAATCCAATCCAAATAAGCCTGCCGTGCCTTTTGTTTAGCACACTGTTCCATAGAGTCGGTAATAACATCGCCGTTCTCTTCCATTTCCTCGCAAAAATGATCTACCCAACTAAACGGGTCATACTCAATAAATTCTTCTGTTCTACAGAATGGACAAGGAACATCTTCTCCCTTATCATAAAGATTACCATTCTCGTCACAGTAGTCTAAATCTTGCAATTTGCCATTGACACAGCACGCATCTGGATAGCTTGCGCCCCAATATGGAAATTCGGGGCATGGTTTCTTATTTTCACTCATTTCTTTATAGTTCCTTTCTAATTCAGATTTTCTGTTTTGAAAATAGAATCTTCCATAGACATTCTTTCCGAAAGATTAAAAGCGTCTATTTTTCTTGTTATTAGTTATTCTTTGAAATCCAGTTATCAGTATCACAGTGAAAGCAATATCCGCTTTTAGGATGTTCCGCACCGTCTTTAGCTCCACAAGTTCCACAATAATATTCCTTATCATATTCCGGGGAAAGACCTCTATTCCGTTCTTTGACGACCGCTTTTCTTTCTTCAAGCATCATCATTTTATCGGGATTACGGCTCAAATAAAACTTTCTGACTTTATGCATTTGCTTTTCAAATAGTTCGTCAGATTCAGCTATTTGCCTTGCTGTATATTTCATATTTTTCTATTAAAAGTTAAACTTCGGGTATAAGCATCCAACAATCAACTTTATCCCAATCACAATATATATGATTCACTTCTGGATAAAGCCATTCTTGACTCAGATTATCCCAACGCAAAACGACTTTTCCGTATATTTGGGAAGAACATAATACAAGTTGTTTATCCTCCGGAAATTCTTCATCAATACTTATCCACGGGGATTGCTTTGCCTGCCATCTAGCTCCTTCTTTAAATCCTATTCTAAAACAAGTTATTTTGTCCCAATCAGGATGTACTCCACCAATTTCATTTATGGCTTCTTCTAAGGTCTGTTTCATGGTTAATCAGTTAATGTTTACGTTTTACATCTATCCAGGCCGTTACAATTGCGCATACAAGGTTTACTATGCTTATCCCTGCAAGAATTCTTGCAAGCCATAGTATCCCTATATCATAAGCCGTCAAACACGCAATAAGTGAAAGCCAAAATGTTATTTCCTCAAATTGATATCTCTTCATTACTTTTTAGCTTTGTATTATTCTTCCTCTCCGTTATAGAAATCCATTAAGAAACTATTAGCTTCTCTTTGAAGCCTATTCATTAATTCACGTACCATTTTCCCTTTAGTAAACTTATCATGTTCATAATAATTCATCGAAGGGAATTTGATTGTGAATCGAAGCTCTGATCCTTTTCCATTTGTCCAACCTGATAAATCAGCACTTTTATCGCTGGTTTTATGTCCATAATCAATATAAGCTTCTTCGACTTCTTCAAGTGCTTTATCATCTACTTGATATTGTTGCCAAATATCCCAATCTAATATTTTTGTAGCTAACTTATCAGCAAAGAATGGAACTGCCTCTTCTTTTAATCTATATTTTTTCATTACCTATTTTGATTTGAATGATTCCTTTACTCGTTTCAATGCTTCTATCAAATTATCGACCTGCTCTTCTGTAAAGAAGTCCACATACGCTTCTGAGCAATCCTCAAATGGTTCATCTTCGGTATCGTATATTTGCATTTGAGCACTGGATGGGAACATTTTGCTTTCAGATTTCGTATAGCCCAATAATGCTATATGTTTGGCATAGCCAACACGTACTATTTCATTTTCCATACTATTCATTTTTTTATTATATTTGTTTATTATAGCTACCATTTTTGTACTTGTAAACTATCCTACCTTCAAATCGAAAATCTTCACAGTCTACATCACAACCAATATATTCTATCTGATTTTCAACAATATTACAATAGTAATATTCTATATCAGCAATATATTCAAGAACATATTCTTTAATCTTAGTGATGTTTTGTTCTACAAGTTCTCTTTTTTCCATAATCTATTTTTATTGGTTTGACTTTTAGCTCCTTACATCAGTAAAGATAACTTATAATGACAAGTTTAGCAAACAGAAACTTCGCCATTTTAACGCCATTTTCAAGTCACTTTCATACTGTAAATAAATCAAGCTGAGTGGCAAATTCAGGTTGATAAATTCTAAACTTACGATTAAAGAAAGTCTCAAAGGATTTCACTATTTCAGTAATTATCTCATCAACGATACCTAATAATTTGTCATCAGCAACGATAAGAGATAGAGCTCTATCAAGAGTCATTTTCTTCTCAATATACAGGGAGTAAACAAGATATCGACGTGTATATTCCCGGTCTCTAAAAGATTCTACTTCTTTAGACGTTGCCCTTCTCTTATATAACACTGTAAACCAATGTGTTTCGGCTGTACGGGCACGCTTCTGCCACGGTGTAAAGTCATAAAACACAGCAATTTCCTTCTTTTTAATACACTTATGCTTTTTCCGGACGCCATACATTACATAGGGAATATTCCAATCCGGATGAGTTCTCCGGTATTCAAGTTCATTCTCACGATCAATAAGATCCTGCTCAAAGTCCTGTTTCATTAGCCACTCTTCAAACCAAGCTGCACGGGCTTCTTCTTTGTCATAGTAATCTTTACCATTGACATTTACTGCTATGCTCATTGTATCTTATTTACTTTATTCTTAGCTCTATCGCTATTTATTTTGGACATACACATACGGCACCGGGAACATTTACAGTGATACGTTTTACCTCCATGATGAATTACTCGATCATAGAACCTGTACAAGTAGAAATAATGTCCACACAGGGTACATTTCTTCATCTCCCTACCATTTGCATCAAACTTACGATTCTGAGGCTTACGACGGATGAGAGTGCATTTCTTGCACTCTTCATCGTTTCCTCGATACCTGCGGCAATGTGAAAGGGATTTTACTCCACATTTCGCAAATACCTTGCAGTCCTTACGGGGTACAGACTGAAAAACATTCATAGATCAACATCCTATAATTTCTTTCGCCTGGTCTATTTGCCAGCGCTTGAGGTAAGACTGCCAACAGCCGTTAAAGCGTGACCATCGAAAACCGTTGTGTTTTAGTTGAGTTCGGACATCCTCATCAGGCTTTCCAGGAAAAAATAATTGCAGTCGATTTTCTTGATAGTTTTCAACAATGCGAACATCGCCTATCTTATACTCCTTATCCTCAGTTACTTTCATCCGCTTGGCTTTCTCCAACTGTTCTTTAACTCTGCGGATATTAGCTCCATTGTTGGTAATAGAATAGCTTGGAAAGCCAATATTTCCAATGTAATTAGGAGTAAAGACCTCCCTAATACCATTTTCAGAATACCCCAATTCAATTAGCTTATCATGCTTTTCAATTTCAGACAACTTCTTTGACCGGATGATCTTATTTGTTTCTTTCATCATTTCCTGCTTTTTTTCCAGATTTGCTAATTTCGCCTCCAATCGTTCTACAGCATCATCATCACCAAGATAAATCGCATCATTGTTTTCTGCCGCTGCGGCCTTTTGCTCAAAGTACTCAGCTTTCTCGCTAAGTTTAACAGATTTCCCCAAAGTATTCCAGGAGCGATCCAATAAACTGCGATGTGCTCTTTCCGAATGATGCCCTACAAGTATCGGCTGCCCCAAAGGAATGTATTCTACAATGCTGCGACTTAGCTTAAAAGCCTCCTTTGACTGTTTATTAGCCTTTTCTGCAAGTCCTCTGTACCTGTCGGCTCTCGCCTCTTGTCTTTCTTTTCTGTTCATAATTCTTTGGTTTATTGGTTTGACTTATATAGAAAGCCCACAGCTATTACACTGTGGGCTCACAACTATTTCTTTGACGGAAGATCATCAAATAATCCAGGCTCCCGGGGAGTTAAAGCATCATATTCCTGTTGAAAGAACTCTGCCTTTGTCCGGCCTTGCTTCTTCCCTACTCTTGTATGTACATCGTAGGTATAAACAGGAATAGGAATTGGATACCGCCTCACGTCTTCAATCCACTTTTCAATATCAACTTCTCTCCTATCGTAAATGAAGTTTTGCAGATGATCTGCATCCCGGCACTTTCTACACTCACAGAGGATAATCACAGCTTTACTGACAAAGATGCGTCCTTTCGGCTGAGGAGCCTTTTTATTGACGAGCTCATGCCCTTGCCATAAAGCCTCAATCTCTTTGGTTATGATACCGAAGCAATCCTCAGCACTAATGGTGAATAATCTCTTCCAAACATAATCCCTATATCCACTCGCCCACAGCTCCAAGGCAAAAAAGCCGGCAACACCGGTATCAGCTCGCCTGATGGCTTTTTGCATGGCAGAACTCACCTCATAGAAATCATATCCTCCAACTGTTCTAATAATCATAATTTCAATTTTATTATTTGACTTTTAGTTTATTACATCAGTAAAATTAATCATAATTGACGGAAATAGCAATCAGAATGAACGCCATTTAAACGCCTTTTTTACAGACTGTTAGAATTTGAATTTGCAGGAAATATTGTACTCTACAAGCTGCTTTGTCTTATCCTTCCCGTTATTAGTAGCACTCTTCAACAAGATACTATCACCAAAATTCTTTTTGATGAAAAGGATAGATCTACGCTCTTCTTCCTGATTGCGAATGGAAGCCAAACCACCGGCATTGACAAATGTGTTCTTCTGCTCAAAACTATAGCGCAGGTCCGTCAATATCTGGCGCTCCTTATACTTCATATAGCAGCTTATCCAAAAGTCTTCCTTAAGCCTTATTTCCTCATTCCACCATGTATTTTTGTTGTAGATAACACCATAGGAACAACCGGTTATCATTTTTGAGAGAGAAAGGAATCCAGTCTCATCATACATCACAGGAGATATACGGGAAGTAAAACCAAACAGATGCACATCCATTAGCTTGGCTATATCATGTAAAGACAATATGATATGAGTTATTAAGTCCCTATCCTTTACACGGCAAGGCTCACCCTTTTCGGCACATATTACTTTACAAGCATGTACATCATCATCAAGCATAAATAACTCTCTGAAATGCTTTGCCATCCAATTACGTTTGGGAATAAGACCTATCACATCATCAGGATGAGTTACTATTTCACAGTCCGGATTAAACTGCCGGTACAAATCTGCCTGGCTCTCAGCAACACAGATTATTGGATCGTTCACCAGTTTTTTAGCGAACACCCGATCATGGCGCTTATGACTTGGTATTACTATCTTGCAGGACATGGCGAACGTCTTTAATATCAATAACATTACTTTTACTCACTTTCCCGGTCTTATACGATTTCATGCGCTGCATGTTCAACCTTTCACGCAGCCAATTACTATCGACCTCATTACTTGATATAATAATGAAGAGCTCATGTTTTTCATCGTACTTGGGGATAAGAGGATAAACAGCGGTATCATCTGTAATGGCTTCAAAGCGTTCCTTGAATTCATCCTCAGTCTTTTCCGGCGCAAACTCCATACCCCAGTCCTGTAACTCTGCCCTATCCCACTCATTTTGCAAGATATCCAAATCATTCTCACCAAAATTGATATTGTCTTTGGCGGAATATTCGCGTAATTTGCTGACTGAAGTAATCGGTTCCAAGACTTTACAAGGAAGCTCGGTATAACCAAGTTCCTTACAGGCCCGGAGCCGTAAATTACCACAAACAACAATGTACCTGCCATCCGAATACGGAAAGACAATCAACTCACGTAGTTCAAGCATTTCCGGACAATCAGAAATACTTTTCTTCATCGCTTCATAGCGATAATCCCGGAAAAACCGCGGGTTCTTTGGAAGCCCGGCAAGTTGCCCCTTGTTAAAGTCCAGGAGGGCAATAGAAATAATCTCTGTCATAACTAACTATTTTTTCAACAACACAAAATCAACATCACCATAGTCAGTATAACAACCTTAATCCTCTCGCTTGGCGTTAAAATTTATCTTGTCCTTTATAAGCTGTTCTATGTCTTTACAACCTATTTTTTGAAGATATGTCAACGAAGCGATTATGACATCGGCAGCTTCTTCCTCTTGTTCTGAGTATTTAGGAATATGCATACTACGATACTCAGAGGCATTACACAACTCACGCCACTCAGCTGATATAGCGACAATAATCGCTTTTGCTGAACTATGTTTGCCGATTTTCCCTCTTTTGATCGCAGTTCTCAAACATTTAACTGCAAGCTTGTTTAAGGTTATCATAGCTATACTTTTTATATTACTTCACCTGAGTGTACATTAACAATGCACGCTCACAACCATACTTTTCACAAATTTCTTCCCTAAAGACCTCTATGTCATTAGTCGGCTCATTCATATTCTTTATGACTGTCTTCTTATCAGAAGAGTCAAACAATTCAGCCCGATTCACAATGTATTTCATAATTCATTATCATTTTCTTTTTTATATTTCATCTCAAACACTTTCTTTACTGCATCACAAATAATAGCCACAATAGGTATTGCACAGATAAGTGCACAGCTAATCCCTCCCCAATCCATCTTCATATTTATTCTAGTTTTACTCTATTTCTGGATTACCACTGCTATAGTAGCAATAGTTGTCCCACTCTCTTTAAATTCACCGGCACCTATTTCAAAGGTTTTCCCACCAACAGAGTTAAGCCAAGTGCGAAATTCCTCACATTTCTTTTCTGTCCCAATTTTCCAATGTGGTCCAGTGATGGCCGCAAGTGTGCCACCTTCTTCCAAACGTTCATACATAAGTCTTACATGCTCTATGTCCTGATTACCGGAAAACGGAGGATTTGCAATAATCTTAGTATAACTACCTACACTATCTTTCGTAAAATCTTCATCAAGTAATATTACGTTATCAAGTGTATGAAGAAACTCTCTGTTTTCTGGCATTAATTCATAGCACTCAACTATCACAGAAGGGTATGCCCGATGAATAGCCTTGATAAGAGCACCACGCCCGGCACTCGGCTCCAGTACCGTATCATCCTCATGTATCCCTCCGGCAAGCATAACCAGCCAGTCGGCAACATCGTCCGGAGTTTCAAAAAACTGGTAATCCTGTTGAAGGTTGCACCTTTTACCCTCTTTCAGTATGGAAAACACACGTTCCGGATTAAACGGGAATGTGAAGCCCTGTATCTTACCTCCCTGCCATGAGCCGCCGGCTTCTTCTATCCATCTCTTTGCTTCAGCATAGGATTTCTTATTAAATTGTACTTTCGGAAGTTTGAGAACACTATCCTCAAGAGTACAATGTTTCAGTATTTCTTCCACATTCCATTTCTTACCTTCGTCAGCCTGTTTCTTCTTTTCATCAACCGGAGCATCTGGGGCTAACAATGAAGATATTCTCGTAACAACCATATTACTTGCTTCCATGAAAGTACCGATGCAGGAAAGAGCCTCCAAAAGAAAATCATTATCGACATGCCCGGTATCATCATACACGCAAATCCCTTTGGTCAATTCTACCAGACCATTCAGTTGATCAACGCTACCACGTAACGTTTTTATTAAAGTCTCTTTTTTGTTCGTCATAACTCTTTTGTAAATAGATTCTTGTTGTGTCTACACTGCCATGACCAAGAAGGTCTGCTAATTGAATTACATCTTTGTTTTTCTTCAGGAACATTTTAGCAAAGAAGTGCCGGAAAGCGTGTGCGTGCATTTTTTTCAGATCGATACCACAATGTTTACCCCATGCTTTCAGGTTCTGCGAAAAACCTCTTTGAGTCAACGGTCCGAATCTCCCGACAGCAAAAAGCCCGGTCTTACCGTATTCTTTCACGTAATCCTTCACTTCTTGCTGTAACTGTTTTTGAAAGAAAAAGCGACGGTACTTGTTACCCTTTCCCTTCAGGGTTACTTCCCCTGCAATAATATCCTCCCACGTGAACTGCCGAAACTCCGACAGACGGGCACCGGTTGTACCCAGGACCTTGACGAAGAAATAGTAATCCTTGTTATTTTTTGTCTTAAGATACTCCAACAGCCGGTTGTATTCATCTTCGGTAGGCACATTGTTTACATCCAGTTTACGCTTTATTTTGGGACGCTTTAGTTCTATAGGTTTCTTCATCCACTTGGAAAACCTTTCGATTGCCGTAATTCGCAAACGGATGGTAGCAGGAGATAATTTTTCTTCTTCAAGACTTTTTATAAACCTCCTGCAATTATCCATATTGACTTCATTGGCATACTCGAAATATTTCTTCATCGATGTGTAATATATATCAACTGTATGAGATGAGTAATCATTGTTGTCGGTCAGCCATATAATGAAATCATGAAGTTGTTTCTTGTTCTTCTCCGAAATGACATCAAGTTTCTCCAAAGGTTTCACCGTCTTTTCCCTCTTCCCATATCCGATGTTGAGAAAGGATAATAGATCGCATATAGCTGAACACATTAATGAATGACGCACCATGACATCAGCATTTTCACGCTTGTAATTCAAATAACCACGGCGGTTCACTTCCTTGGTTACCTCTAAAAAATCCGTGACATGCTTGATATATTTCCCGACAGTATCATAAGTCTTTCCTGTCGTGTATATGTAAGAAATATAATCTGTTAATATCTTCTGTCTGTCATTATTCATAATCCTGTTTGATTAAATCATACCAATCGTTACTATCCTCGAAAAAACATCTGTACCCATTGGCCGTATGTTTGCCTCTTACTTTCCGGCATATAGCACTGATCAAAGAAGGAGCCACGCCAATCATTTTACCAGCCATTTGTATCGAAGAGAATACTCCACATAATTTCCCATCCTTTATCAAAACCACACTCTTTTTATTCATGCCTGCTCCGGTCTTATGACACGCCCCACGCCCTTTAGACAGATTCTTTATGCTTCTGACCCTGGAACGTTTTGAATGATAAACCATTTTACGACCCTTGTTGTGAGGAACACAACCTTTTAAAAATTGTCCGGTAATAAAGTTTCTCTCAGATCGCTCAGGCGGTATATACAATTCATTCATTTCTATTGTTAGATTTGAATTAGTTAAATGGCAGATAATCGTTTTCGTATAGCCAACAAAGCATATCATAGGCTGCATCAATAAGACTCTCTGAACTAAAACTTGCGCATTCATATTCTGCATTTATACAAGCGTATTTAATCTTCCATTCGTTCTTTCGCCTATCCATAACTTCTAATGTAAGCCAATAGACTTCGTCAATTATTGGCGGCAGCTTTTCAAGAATATCCTGCAATGTATAGACGTTGACAGATTCCTTTATACTATCATCGTTCAGATAATGATTTTCCTCAACTAATATTGAAATAAGATGCCTATTTTCTCCGTCATGTTCATCATATTCAATTTTCACAAATGACGCATTACTTGTATCTATTCCAAGTTTTTGCAAATGATTCATCTGCTCTATTGATAATACCTGTTTACTCATTATTTTGCCTCCTTCCTTTCTTAAAAAGAGGAAACCGTTAGGCTTCCTCTGTGTTAGTATTATCAAGCTCTTTCAGTTGAGCATTGAGCTTCTTTTGCTTCTTCTCAAATGAGGCACCAAGTTTTTTGCTTAATTCAAGATATTCATCCGGATACTGTTCGGAGAACAAAAGATTCTGGCACTTTTGCAAATAAGGATAGAAATTCACATTGTTATCTGACAAAGATTCAGCGATGAAAGCTCGATACCATTGTGCCCTATCAGCTTGATTATTTTCAATATACTTCATAAAATCACTCTTTTTATCATATTTATCCAAGCCGAGTGATTTAAGAAAAGAACTCTTGCAGTGGCTGAGAATCATCACATCAAATACAAGTTGTTCATTGGTGGTTAACTCAACTTTTCGCTCATGGTAAGGTTTCTCTTGTGCCCAGGTACGCAGGGTTTCAGCAGTCTTTTCCACTACGATCTCTTTTGCCCTCTTCAATTGGGCCCTTACCTTTTCTTTTTCAATTTCTTTAGGATCTGCAAGTGCTGATGTAGTGGAAGCAACATCTTTTCTAATGTAATAGTATTGAACTTTAAACTCTGGCCCACAGTAATCAAAGCAAGATATACAGCGGTAAATTTCAGAATCATCAAGCATCTTTTGAAGACGTTCATCTTCTTCATCGTACCAACATTTACTCCTAAAGGTTTCATTCGAATTAACAATGCAATACCCTAACTGCTTAATAGCCTCTAACGTATTATCATGTATAGCTCTCTTTTCTTCACCCCAGTATGATTGCGGGCCATCATCAACAATAACGTTTTTCCCGAATACCAGAGGCTCACCATTTTTAACGAGACTATCACTTTCTGCTTGTATTCTACGCAGGACATAAGCAAGTTGTTTCTTCTTGTAGCATACAGGATTGGTACAATTAGCTTTTTCGCTATTCATTTCATAGAATAGGCAACCGTGATTTGCTGTACTAAACTCACACTCAGCACATGATTTGAATGTACTATCATCCCAGACATCTGCATTATCCTTAATCCAATCAGCCCTATCCAGCTCCATAAAGGAATTGCTCACAAATCTTCTTATCATGATCACATTACACTGTCCTTCATTATCCTTATGAAACCTTGCCTGTTCGGTATCATCAAGTTTAGAGAGGATCATTGCACCGGAAATTGGAATTTCCCCATCCCTAACCCGAGCTTTCAATTCCGGTATTAGGCTGTTCAATTTTACACGATCGAAAACAAAGCGGGTAGATTTCCCAAACCTCAATGCTATATCTTCCAATGTACGTCCCTTCTCCATTAACTGAGAGAAAGCAAATGCCTCTTCAATGGGATCAACGTCTTTGCGTTGCAGGTTCTCGGTAATCATAGCGTCGAAAGCCTCATCATCAGTCATTTCTCTGACAATGCAGGAAATTGTTTGAAATTGCTCTGATTTCTTACGATGGGCCTTAATTTTCGCAACGTTCTCTTCATCTTCCTTTGATTTCAGAAGTCGTAGAGCACGGAAACGGCGCTCACCGCAAACAATCTCGTAAGTATCTCTCACATTAATAACCTCACCGGTATCTTCATCCAAATATGGTGCCTCAGATGTAGGTCTGACAGTAATAGGCTGTAGTAGACCTTGTTTCTCAATATTGGCTGCAAGTTCTTCAATAGCAACTTCATCGAAAGTCTTTCTCGGATTAAGGGGTGAAGCACTAATTTTCTCGATTTTAATTTTCTGAATTTCCATAATCTATTTTTATATTGGTTTGACTTTTAGTTCTTTACATCAGTAAAGATAACTTATAATGACAAGTTTAGCAAACAGAAACTTCGCCATTTTAACGCCTTTTTATAAGGGTTTATGACGTATCTGGATGAAACCTATTTTTTCAGTTTCACGAAGCAATTCCATGTCCTCGTCTTTAATATCAGCTACCGTTTCACCATTAACAGTCATGCCAAACGGTATATTAAATCGTTTTCTTATATGCTTGATGCATTCAGCTTTTTTGGTTTTCCAGTATATTGTTAACTTCATGGTTCAATTGCTTTTATTTCACCTCGTTTTAAACGCTCTCTATACCAAGTGTCAGGATTGTAACCTTTAGGAATTACATAACCTTTAGGCAATTCTCTTCTTTCTAAGTAAGCCTCCTGCTGTTGCCTATGAATATACAATGCTATTTCATTTCTCCATTGTGGCAGGAATTCTTTAAAAAAAGCGTTACCGATTCTCTTGGTATCAAACGATTGATAAGAATTATCATATCTTCCAGCCTTATATCTGCCAAAGAAAAGCATGAGTTCAGACAATTTATATAGCCTCACCTCGGCAGAAAAGGTTTCAGAGAATATGGCAATACTATTTACAAGTTCTTTGTCTTTACTTGGTGAAGCACCATACAAGGCCGTTACATGTATGTGAATCCAGATTGTTGAGCTACCTTCACCATACAATTTATCATAAATTAGAAGTGTGGGGCATTCAGCCATATAAGCTCTTTCTGGATTATTCAAAGTATATCCCCACAAATTGGGAGCATACGCCCTCTCTACATCAGAACGGTTTGGGTATTTCATCAAAAAGGCCTTGCTCTCTTTGCTGAATACAGTCGTTAAGGAGTTGCAATGCGTATTCATTAGCTTCCTGCTTGCTTGACCCTGTGCTTCGATTGTTTTCATAAGTTTTATCTTTATTTGCCCATGTAGCAAGACGTTTCGCAACTTCCCATGTCGGTTGTTGCTCAAACCTCATCTTTGTACAGGTTTTATTCATCTCAGACCAATAATCAAAAAAAGCTCGTATCATTTCTTTCCCATACTTAGCCACAAAAGGAATGAGAGATTCACCAAAATCATGTTTTCTTTTGAGAGTAGCGGCTTTAGCCGCGTCTTTCTTTGATACTCCGTTAGGAGTATTTTCTTTCTCTTCTTTTTTTCCTTTCTTAGTATTTGTGTCACCCGTGTGTCGTTCTTCCATAGGGTGTGTCATTTGCTGTGTCAATAGCTGTGTCACTTGTTCGCGTAAATCATTGATTTCCTTTTGCATACTTGTGTCATTTGCTGTGTCATCTGCTGTGTCACTTGTATTATATTCATCATATTTACACAATGTGATGATATTAACACCCTGATCATTGCTAACCTCAATCATTCCTTCTTTTTTCAAATAGGAAAGAAAAGTTCTGATGCGCCTTTCAGTCCACTGCCAACGCTGTGACAGGAATCTTATGGATGCTGGGTACTGCCCACGTTGATAGGACACTTCTCGACCTCCGATACTCACCTTTCGGGGCGTTGCCTCAAATCGTGCAGATTGTATTAAATCCAACCACGCTTCGCAACTGCTAAAAGTCCGGGCTTCATTCCACAACTCATTCGAGAAGAACTTGCGGCTTAGTTTTATATATCCTCCGTCCATATTATTAAAAGGGCTACAAACCTTTTTCTTTTTTCAACCTTTTTATCTCAGCCTGATAATACTTTATTAACTCCTTGTACTCAAAGTCTGAATAATTACGGTAATCTTGCTGCTTCGATTCAAGCAAAAGCACTCTTTTCTCTCCATACTTCGCTACAAGCCTACGACGATAGCTTTGAATATTGCCTTCCATGAAACGGTTACAGTGCCGGCATTGGGCATTGCAATTCATTTCATCAAAGCGCGTACTCATGTGTTGGCGATTAATATAATGACCACAGTCAGCCTGTTTGAACGGTTTCACTTGCCCGCATGAAATACAGCAGAAATATCCGTTCGGCATCGTATCTCTTAGCCGGATAAACATACTGAACACTTTATCCAACTTCTCTTTCAAGTTTGGTTGCTTTTCCACCTTGACACCAGCTTTTTCAAAAAGTGGCATCTTCTTCTCTTTCTTCTTATATTTTTTCCAAAACATGATAATCAAAAGTAAACGTTAGTTAGTTGCCGACCGCGGCTCATGACACACCACTTTCCTTTTTCCGGCTGTTCAACACGTAGGTCCTCGACTTTTCCGAAGCGTCTGTAATTTCCACACAAATCAATCAACCACCCCTCTTTACCGGGAGCTGGACGAATAACACGACCTACCATCTGATAATAGAGAGATAGGGATTTTGTAGGACGCACAAGAACAACAGTATCAAGCTCAGGATAATCAAAGCCGGTTGTTAACACACCGACATTGGCGAGAACTTTTATTTTCCCAGATTTGAAATCTCCAAGAATCCTATCTCGTTCAGTAGCCGGAGTTTCACCGCTGACAAAAGCACTTCCAGGAATAGCAGAAGCAATCATTTGAGCTTCCCGGGTAAACATTGTAAATATCAAGATACCTTTACGGGGAATACCAGATTTAGGGCGTAGGAGACGTTTCACCGTGTTAGTGATGTAACTATAGATATCTACTCGTGCAAACTCAGCAGACAAGCTCTTTTCATCATAATCGGCACCAGTAGAATTACTTCTTACACGGGTAAGGTCTATCCTTGTCAAATCATAATAATTCAATCTTGCAAGGAAACCTTTAGCAAGCAATTCGCTAACTTGGCAATGGTAAATCACATCCGAAAAGATTTTCGGCCGGGTTCTCGTTATAAACTTGAGCATTGCACCTCCACCGCTTGTTGATAAACGGTAAGGTGTAGCGGTTAATCCGACAATTTTTCGTTGTACATCTTCAAAAAAGGTCTTATACATCCCACCGTTTGAATTTACCAAATGACACTCATCAACAATTACATATTTGAAGTGCTTGAAAAAATCCATGTGCTTAATTACACTTCCTATTGTAGCAAATGTTATTCGGTTGATATCCTTTCTGTTGAGTGATGCAGAGTAAACAGCGCAATCAAAGATTCCATACGACTGGATTTTAGCAAAATTCTGTTTTAGGATCTCCTTGCTCGGCTGAAGCACAATCAAAGGACTCTCAATCTTTGATGCTATATCAGCAATTACGAGAGACTTTCCGGCACCGGTGGGAAGTACTAAAACTGAATTCTTTTTAGTCTTGGATTTGAAAGCATTAACAGCGGCAGCACTTGCCCTACTTTGATAATCTCTTAATTGATATGTCATAATCTGATATGATATTTATGCACTTTCTCATGGCAGTCACCACAAAGGGTAACGAGACAATCAAGGTGTTCAAGCTCATGCCCCACTATCGACTGGCCGTTAACCCTATACTTTTTGTGATGAATCTCTAAATTGAAGTCTTTACCGCACATCTGACATCTATGTCCATCTCTTATACGAGTTCTCCTTTTAGCCTCTTCCCATTGTGGATTTGAACAAAGGGACTTTACATATCTGGACTTTCTGCCTTTCTTATGCTGCAATCTACTCATCGTCTTCTGGATCGTCGTTTTCCCCATCAAAAGGATTCTCACCTAAATCTTCCGACAGAGCATCCTCATCATCAACAGGACGTTCAACTTCCGGATATTCAAGGCCGAACAAATCAAGCATGGCTTTACGGTTTCTGTCTTCCTGAGCCCACAATGAGCGCTTATCCCATGCAGGGATTTTTTCTCCCTTGACCAGTGTCAATTGGCCATTCACCCAAGAGTAATAGATGAAATATCCATTCAAGGCGAAACGAACGGTATTCTTGCTTGAAAGCTGATAATCTTTCGTACCTTTCTTTACCTCGGCAGCCAAGTCTTTTATTTCAGTCTTTATCGCAGCAAGACGCTCCTGGGCATCACTCTTGATTTTTTTAGCCCGTTCGATGGCCTCAAGTAATTCCCTCTCACGCTTTGGAACTTCGTTCTCCTGTTTGATACAGTATTCCTCTCGAATTTCGTCTATCTCGAACGCATCAAGTACACGCTGACTGATTTCACTCTCTGGAAATGTAGCATTGAAGTTCTCATTCACCAGTTTAATTATCTCATCGACATTTGTCGATCCCTCGAATAATACCGGGGGGAATGTTTCCCGAATAGCTTCGGGGATTACGAACTCAATAATACTGGGTTCGTAATCTCTCAAATTTGCAATCATACTTTATAAATTGATTTTAGTACCGATTCTGGTACTCATGAATAAAATCTAAGTAATGTTGATCCTCAGGCAGAGGAAGTGTAATGCCAAACTCGGTAGCTGCATCTATCTTAACACTCTCCATGAAATTGTGCATTTCCAAAGTGTTTAATTTACTTGTGCCCCGAACTATGGCCTCTGATTTTCCATTGACGGTTATCTTCTTTACAAGAAACTTTCTGCAATATCTATCGTGAATGTCCTGCACACCATCGGCTGTACTCCAATACTCTTCACCGGTGTACTCACGTAGACAAGCACCAATGCACTGAAACCATTTCCACATGAGTGCATTTTGGTTCAACGTTCTTGGCTGTGCCTTGCGCTTGATGGTGATAGTATAATCACCATTGCGCAAAGTGCTACACATAAACTCAAAAGACTTATCCATTTGGATTTTACCGTCCTTTTTCGTTAGAGTCGCTTCCATAATGAATTAGTATACAGGAAAAGGCAAATCATTCACATCTGGGGTACGTCCGGATGGCGATTGGCTTTGTCCCCACTGATTATGGCCCGATTGTTCCTGTTGATATTGTGGAGCAGCCGATGATTGTGGTTGAAAACCAGGAGCTGGCGGCGGTGCAACTTGTTGGGGCTTCGGAGAAAGCATCTGCATATCATCCACAAAAACCTCAGTAACATACCGTTTCACACCTTTGTTATCATCATAACTACGTGTACGTATCTTTCCTTCAAGATATAATTTGTCTCCCTTATGGACATACTTTTCAATCGTTTCTGCAATACCACGCCAAGCAACAATGTTGTGCCATTCTGTGCGATCTGGTACCTGAGTGCCATTTTGCATTTTATACCCTTTTTCTGTTGTGGCAAGGGAGAAGGTAGCCACCTTTATACCACCTTCCAACGATCTTACTTCTGGGTCCTTGCCAACATGCCCAAGAAGAATAACTTTATTCACACTCATTTAACTTCCTCCCTTATGGTTATGCGGATGCTATCCGCTTTATTTGCTGTCTTTAAATATTTAGCGTATAGTTCCGGGTAATCTTCTTGGAACTTCTTTGTATCAAAACTCTTGCTTTGTGAGGGTGGTGTATAGCTAACCTTCATCCGTCCGGCATCCCAAGACTTAACACCATTATCTCTCATTGCAGTTTTCAGCCTCTCTTTATACTCCTTTTGCCTCTCAGAAATAAAACTGGCTTGTTCCTCCATTTCAATGATAGTGTTAACCAGTTGCATCGGGATGAGTAGCTTTTCATCAGCAGGAACAAGGGTAGTCGTTAGGAACTGTTCTCCATTGATTTCACATTCCATCAACCTTTGAACTTCGGCATCGGATTTACGCGCAATCGGAACTAACTCGGATTTATCACCTCGCAGCCAAACACCGAATAGCTTATCCACTTTTATTAAGGGATTTTGCTTTTCAAAGAGATATGCGTAGATCGACAGTTGCCAACTCAAATATTCCTTATCCAGGTTATAGGTAGTTTTGATATCAGCAATACTGACTCTTTCATCTTTACTCCAGACACAATCGATGTTGGATGCGAAATACTCGTTATCTGAAACGGTATATTCATTAGCAACAACCTTATACCCGGCATTCACTCTCTCTTTAAGGTAGTTTTCGGCTTCCACACTCTCAGGCGGCAACCCGGTACAATCGACAAACTGGCATTGTCCATGAATACGACTTCCTTTCTCGGCAGCTCTCTTCAAGACAAATTCCGGAACTTCCTTGTATTTGTCTGGGAACAGTTGTCGGCTAATCATGCCGGTAATACCTTTCAATTCCTTATCACCGAGAAAATAGGTGTGGTCTTCCTCATTGAAAACCACACTTGACTTAACTAAATCTATCATTGTTGAGAATAAGTTTTGCCCATATCCATGCAGGCGTTTTTAAATTCATTGTTATTTTTCAAAGCAGGGTACTTATTCCATACTTCAACAAGCTCTTTATGACTTTGAACGGCTCGCATTTCCTTCACTGCACGGTCTAAATCAGCACCCGTAAAAACAGCTCCTGAACCTTGAACCGGAGTAGAAGGCTTAATCACTTTCTCTTTTGTATTACCGAAAGTGAAACGCACATTACCCTTATTATCAGTAATGACCAATAGAATGATCTCCTTTTGGTCATTATACTCAATTTGCTTGACACTGAACTTTGTATAAAGCCCAAAAGAATTACCTTTCTGATAAACTTCCGTCCTATCGAGTTGAATCCAGATGAACGGGCCTGTATAAAGTTCCCTTCCAAGTCCCCAGTTAAAACCTGCACGTTTAAAAGCATCGCTGGCTTCCCCTTTTTGAGCCTCAGTATTGGAGGCTACACCAACGTCCTGTTTACTAATCCATTCTTTCTTTTCACTATCCCAAATGGATAATGTGCAGAATAGATTTCCGTTAACGACATCGTGAGTACGTTTCCAATTCATGGGACCGAATATCTCATCGAGTAATCGCATATCCACCCTTGCATCTTTGTACAGCAACAATGAGCAACCTGTACCGTCATTTTTCATTGTCCCCACTCTGCACTCTATCTCGGATGCTAATAAAGGTCTGATAGACTTGAATTTGTTTTCTGCACAGTCTGTTGCAGGTTCTACTTTTTTTCCAGCCATAATTTAAAATTTATTGGTTTGACTTTTAGTTCTTTACATCTATAAAGTTATCGTAAAATGACAAGATAAGCAAACAGAAACTTCGCCATTTTAACGCCATTTTTATCATTTAAAAGCCCCGAAGCATATTCTCCGGGGCATTCACATGACAACAACTTCAGCTCTAATAGAAACACCCATGCAGTCTTTCGGCGTCTTTCCGTCGTGTCAGCCAGAATCTATACCAGCAGCCCGTAAACTACATGAGCCTTTTTGCTTCTATTTCGCTTCTTCCATCCTAAAGGCTTGTGGAGAAGCCCGGACTCGAACCGGGATTCACGTCTGAACTTATTTACATTTTTGATTAGAAGGATTCGAACCTTCACCTTTTCATGACTTTGTGCAACCATTACACCTTAACCATCTCTGTAAATAAAGCGTCTACCAATTCCGCCACTTCTCCGAAATAAAAAAGGTGTACTATCTTCACAGACGATACACCCAATACTAACACAAAATAAAACACGACAAAACTACTAAATTTCATTAAATGCATTCCCCCTCGCGGGTTACTTGCTCCCGGATAAGCAATCACGCTACACCGGGATGTAAACAAACTACTTTAGGAATAATTATAAATCAAATAAATACCGGGGCTGTCCCGACGGTGTCCTTATCACCGGCATTATTGGTTAATAATATGAGGACTATCCTCGTGGACAATGCGGGACTTGAACGCCGCGACCTGTACATGATGAAACCATTATAAAGATACCATGACAAACTACCAACACTATTTCATGTACCGCTCTACCTGACTGAGCTAATTGTCCGTAATGCCACCGACCACAGTCGGTGGACTTTTAATTGATTGATGATGCACCATTGTTATGATACATATTCGCTTTCACAAGTTACTTGCTCCGGTGGACGGACTCGAACCGCCGACATTATGATAAAACCTTCAAAAAATCATACGCTCTACCAACTGAGCTACACCGAAGAACCGATTAATTATCAGCTTTCTTTTTCGACTGCTCTTCGATTAGATGCTGGATTGTCAACATCACCAATACAAGCGCCATAATAATTGCGCCAGCAGCACGTTCCTTTGCACTGGCTCCATCGCCATCAGACAACCAAACTGCCGCCCACATTGCGCAGATAACTGCCAAAATTTGAACCACTCTAATTTTTCTCATTCTTTTGACTTTTACGTTTTCGTTTATACTTTTTCTTTCTCGTACACCTGCAATGCCTCAGAACTTGAGCGGCATTGCATCGCCATTTACCATTTTGGCTATTAGACGGCTTATCGCTATCAATCTCCCCGGCTTCTATAAGCCTCATCAACTTCTTCTCACCACCGACTATATATGCTGACTTATCCTTGCTGAATGTCTCGGTAGACATTATATCCAATATACTGTCAAGCAATATCTCGGCAACACCATTCGCATAGGCCGCGTACATAGCATTACCTTTTACGAATCACAGTGATAATTCCCTTTTTTCTATCAGATTCAGTTTTCCATTTCTTATTAGGCTCTTTTTCTTTGAGCCTATATGATGTAAGATTAAGGATATACGACCTTTTAGAAATAGGAAACACTTTCTTTTCGCCCTTCTCCATATTACGGATGGCCCCCATAGTTGTCTCTTTACTCCATTCCATACTTTACTATTTATTAGTTACTTTCTTAATTGTATCAAGCAACCCTCTCGCCTCAATATACTTCAGAATCTCTTCCTCACCTATCCGGTCAAGTGTTACATCAATACCATACTCAGAAATGAGATTGTATATTCCGTGATACTCAATCACGTCTTCAATAGGGATCAATTTCAATAAATCCCTTGTTTCAATGTCCTTATAAACGTGCATAAGCTCCAGTTTAAAAAATTAGTGGTGCCACCTGGAATCGAACCAGGGCACAAGGATTTTCAGTCCTCCGCTCTACCGACTGAGCTATGACACCTATATATGCAAAGTAAATTCCACGATTTACCGACAATAAATTGTCTAACTGATTATTTTTACAACGACATGAGTTTGACCCTTCCTCACAGCATTATGTCGTTGGGAAGTTTGCCTACATCAGTCGTCCCTTTCAGCTCGCATCAACTTCCAAAACTGCATTTGCCAATAAGTCATAGAACTCTTCTCTTATAGTTCCCAGTCTCCATTCAATGGCAGGTTCAATGGCAGGCACAATGGCAGGCTCAAAGGCCGGACTGGGTGCCGGGAAATCCCGGCTTTATAGTTTTTGGTTTGACTTTCAAATGGAGAGTATTCGCCCGGACGGTTGGCTTCGCATATACGCGTTTCTATGTGATGCCCCAGCTTCTTTTGCCCGGTAAGAGAAATACCTTCTTGCGAATTACTCTTATTTAGTCACCTACGTAGTGGGCTCCAAACCTTCCGGTACTGTTTGGATTGTAATACGCAGATGCAGGAATATCTAAACTGTCATAGCGACTTCTCTTTGCAGGAATGACATCTCTATATTGAGCGTTTATCTCTTGCAATCGCTTTCTCTCAGCATCCTTATCGGCTTCCATCTCTTGTTTGATTTGCAAAGCTCCTATTCTTGTAGAGATTCTAAACTTTGCCATTTTCCAAGACTTTTTCAAAGACTCAGCCCAAGTATATTTACCAGTCTTATAAAGATTGTGAGCCGTTTTCATAATTTCTGATAAATTGTACTTTTTCATTTTAGCGTTTATTTTAAGTGAAACATTACTTTGAAAAATCAATCTTTATCTCTATATTTGGAGTATTGATTGATTGATGATGCAAATGTAATCCAAATATGGATATTTTGCAATCGTTTTGCGAATTTAGTTATCCATATTTGGATATATTAACTTTAAAAGGATTGTTATGATTAGTAGAATTAAAGAAGTTATTGCTTACTACAAGCTAACTGACAGGGCATTTGCCATAAAATGTGGCATAAAGCAGAACACTTTAAGCAGACAACTTAACGGAGTAAGTGAAATCAGTGTACCAACGATTAATGCAATATTGGATAACTATGACGATATATCAGCAGAATGGTTACTTCGTGGAAAGGGTGAGATGCTAATATCAGCAAATCAATCAAAAGACGAGAATACAGAACGTATTTCTCGATTAGTAGATACTATCGCCACACTCCAGGGTACAATCAATGAACAGTCAAAAACAATTCAAGCGCTTCAAGAGAAAGAGAGAAGATTGAATGGAGAATTGGCAATGTTAAAGAATGAACGCAAAAACGGTTAATTACTATATATTATGGATGCACAATTATGGATTAAAATTATTGTTTGTTTGGGTATTGTAGCACTAATATTCAAAGATAAGGTAATGGATTATCTTCGCGAAAAGATGCTGTTAAACCTCTCAAAAAGTAGTTATTTCAGGTGGGTTATTGGAATAACTGTGGTCATTGTATTTCTCGTAGCATTTAACTCTGGTCCCAACACCAGTAGTTATGAAGACCCGGTTCAAAAAGAAGTTTCACATAAAGTAAGTACAGCATTTGAAGCAGCAAAGAAAGCGGTCAAAGCTAAATTGAAAAGTCCTTCAAGTGCTAAGTTTGCTTCTCAAGCGGATGATGAGTCAAAGTATAAGATTAACGATGATGGGAGTGTACTAATACGCTCTTATGTTGACGCCGATAACTCATTCGGTGCAAACATAAGAACCTTTTTTATGTGTACAGTAGATAGGTATGGTGAAGTAAAAGATTTATCTACATGGGAGCCATGATCTCACTAAATACCAACAATTATAGATAACATAAACTAATAATATGCGTAATTACAGAACAGCAGACCCAGAAGATGAAAGAAAATATCCTGAATTCATCACGTCAGAACATAGGGATGATATAATCAATAGCATTCTTAAAGCCTCAAAAGGAAATAAAGAAGTTCATTTTGAATATGAAGATATACCTAATCCGCCAATCAGCGAACAACAATTTGAAATTATAATAGAAGGTCTTGTTGAGAGAGGCTTATTAAAGAAAATTGGTTATGACGATTATCTGATAAAAGACGGATTACACATACTAAAAGAGAAAGGTGGTTTCAGTGCTGAGCTGGACTTATTCAAAAGAAATATTGAACTCATCTACCAAAATTTAGATGAAGAAGAAAAAAGCAAGCTTCAAGAATTCTTCAAAAAAGCCAACCCAGCGCTTGAGAGTGCATCGAATGTAGTAGAAATTGCGAAAGCTATCTTTAGCGTATCATCTCTATTACTCTGACGGGAATAGATATTCAAGTATAGAAATAACCTGAATTAAATATGCAGCGTAAAGAGTGGTATCTGCTTTCTGAATATCTTTTTTAGCAGAAACTGACATGATCACACGTCCATCAAGCATAAGTTCCGCCATTTGCCGTAACTTTTCAATAGAGCCTTGGATGTCTTTTACATAATTTTGCTTAATAGAGGACTTAGCTCCTAAATTTACTTTAGTCTCGGATATCAT